TGTCGCAGCGGTTCCCCATGTGCGCTATATGCACTTTGAGGGGAGGCAAAACGCATATAGTGCAAGGGCAAAAAGACAGAGAAAAGCCCGTCGTTGTGGCCTTTCACCATAACGACGGGCTTTCTTTTGTTGGTCTGGGTGGAGAGATTTGAACTCTCGGCCTCTTGAACCCCATTCAATCCGGAAAACATGTATAAAATACATTTTTCAGAATATAACCAGCGGAAAATACCCGATTTTTGATTAATAATGTCGAATATATATTATTCTTCTCCGGCGGGTGACCACGCGAATGACCACGCATGTCAAAAATCACCCGTTTTTTTTACCCTCTTGGGAGGCTTCGAAGGGCACCGGCGGCGGGGAGGCCGACTCCCCGCTCAGCCATTTGTCCAGGAACCCCGTCAGCAATGACAGGGTCTTTTTTTTACGTTCCGCCGTGAGGTGAGTATATAGATCCAGCGTCATGCGCAGATCGGAGTGCCCGAGATAATACTGGGCATCCTTCGGCTCAATGCCAGATTCAAAGAGCATCGTCGCGAAGGTGTGGCGCAAGTCGTGCATATCACAATCGAACACACGCCACTCCCCGGCAACGGCCCGCTTTTCCACCTCAGAGACGGGGACGCGCTGCCCGGACAAATTCTCGACCGTTTTCTTTGAGCCTGTCTGCAGGGGTTTAAATCCGTTTAAAACATAAGTCATGGCGGAGCAATATCCCGCCCAGTTTTTCCTCGCCGTGTCCTCGGTGATCGGACGTCCCGAGGCGGAGAGGCAGACCGGACCGACGCGCTGCGCCACTGGCGTTTCGTTCAGCATATCGAACAGCGGGCCGCTGATCGGCAGGACACGCAGCCCGGCCGATGTCTTCGTTTCCTTCACCCGGCGCGTCCGGTTTTTGAAGGAAACCGCCGCCTCCACCGAGAGTGTCCGCGCATTCATATCAACACAGGACCAATCCAGCGCGATCATTTCCCCGCGACGCAGCCCGGCAAAAAGCATGAGCATCGCCCAGCGCCCAGCAGGATAATCGCGCCAGTGGGCGACGATATGCTCGACCTCCCAGCGCTCCAGCGCACGATGGGTGCCCTCGGTCAAGCCGTCCGGCAATTCCAAATCCTCGGCTGGATCATCGACAATCAATCGATTTTTGTAGGCGCGATGAAAGACCTGCTTCAGCACCATCCGATACTTCGTCGCCCCAGACTTCGACTTCCCCGAGTAGGCGGCAAGCGAACGAACGAGATGCCCCTCACGAATCCCGCGAAGCTCATAGACCCCGAGGTCTTGACGCAGCCGGTTTATATAAGGGCGATACTCCACCTCGTCGATAGAGTAAAGCTCGATCCAGCGGTCCACCCACTCGTCCACCTTCAGCTTCCGATCCACCCAGGAGAGGCCGGCCTTCTTTTCGTCGATGTACTCCTGGCGCTTGGCCTCGGCTTCAGCCCGAGTGCGACCGTAGAAGGGAATACGGTTCGGCTTTCCGTCGGGCCGCCGCCCGTCCGTATATGTCACCTGGACACGCCCATCTGGACGCAAGCCCCGAGGCTTGCGCTTTTTTGTATCCCGCTCAGACATCGACGTCAGGCTCCCCGAGCCATTCCGGGTGTTCAGTGCAGAGCTTCAGCGCTTGACAGAGCATCACCCACTCCGCCTCGTCGATAATTACCGAGGCGAAGCCGTCCGTCATGCGTACTTTCACATATTCACCCTCGGCAGCTTCCCGGACATAAATCCCCGGCTTCCCGAGGAATTCCATCATCGAGATTTCACGCACGAAAAGGCACCCCCATCAAAGACCATCGGTCGCAGAGCTTGGCAGGTTCCCCTCGGATACTTGGTTCAAGTTATAGAAAAGGTCTGATAAATCACAAGATTCATAGGTTATAGAAATATACTCAATAGTCCCATCCGTTCGATTCTTCCCACCCAACAGTTTAGCGGACGAATCACCCGCACCATACCAATCGTAAATAGCAACCCCATCACCGTCATCATTTAAGTCCGGGTCCCCATAAACAGCGGAGAGTTTCATAACAAGATCATCCAAAGCCGCACGTGAATCATCCATACCGTCAACATCGAAAATATACTGAGCCGATACGACTACCGCCTCCTCCTTCGTATCCAAGAGGCGGCCCCCGTAGACATCTGGCACAGAGTCAATAAATATGTAATTCACAGGATATCCTGCAACCTCAAAGTTTTTCATAACCAGGAACGACCGATAGCAATTATAATCACCCTGGATGACGTATCCATGCTCAGAGCCATACAACTTCTGATCATTATTCACTTCCGTTAATCCACTGTCGATATTCCGCCCGCCAACACTATCAATGACGCTTTGGAGTCCACCCTTCAGCTTTTGCCCCCAAGGAATTCCACGAAACAGAATCTCCTCGCTCGTTTGGGCGAACGCAGACCCACCCAGCATCAGGACCCCAGCCATCACACCAGCAATAAACCGCTTCTTCACGACAAGCACCTCCATCAAGACTTTAGCCTCTTTTCACATGATGCAAGCTGGCGTTTACAGCCGACTTTTGGGTCGGCCTCCAAGGCTTGCCGATAAAAGGAAACCGCATCATCCAAAGAACCAACCTCCTCTGTCAATTCACCCATTCGCCTATAGATTCGCGCCACGGTTACGTCATCTGTTTTTTTCAATAAAGCAAGGCGCAGAACGTGCAGTGCAAGAGGTGTTGGCAGTTCCTTGCTTATATCATAGGCGAGATAAGCATATTCGGCGGCCAACGCCCGCTCGACGCGGAAAGCAAGGAAGTCATCCACGTTTTGTATTTTTCCTTCATAATCAACGATCACGAAGAAACCACCGACGTCAAACTTTATACAGCTGCGGTCCAAGTAGCACACCCGAGGCTCAAGCCCACCAATAAAGAGCGCCGCAAATGAAAAACGTCTGACCTCCTCACCGGAGGTACAATCAAGGACAACCAACAGGCGGTCGGTTTCCGGGTTTTGGCAATGATCAGTGGCATAACAACACAAATCGCCAGACGGGGAAAAGACAGCGTCATGTATATGGATATTCGTGAAGCGACGAAAGGCAATGCGCTCGCCACTTGGACCATACAACGAATAGACGCTTCCCGCGAAGGGCACATTATCGCCGACAAAGAAAACACTGCCGTTATCAGCGATGAGATGAATTATGATAGACGAGGCAACCGAGAATGCCATACCGTCCCACGATGGGCAGCTTTCAAAAGCATAATGCAGCTGAATGCTCCAATCAGTCCCGCCGCTATGCGACACAGGAATGACGGCAGAAACAACCGCTCGGTTTTTGTGATTCGGCGAATAATAAGCATTCCCGATAATTGCAGCATGACACTTTCCCGGGTCTTCTACAATTCGCAGCTCATTCATTACATCCATTTCCAGTCAGATCCTACCAATCGCAGATATTCATCCAGCACCAACGCCGGTCCACTATAACCAATCGGGCAGATTCAGCAGCGGGTCGTCCCTCCAATTGTCGGTGATAATTCCCAGACGCCGAAGCACCTGCATATTTTTTGCGATCTGCCTGTCCGCCGCCGACCTTGCCGCCGCTGGCTTCACCGCCGCCGCCGGCGCTGGCTTCTGGACAGGCGCAGGATTCGGCAATAGGTCCTTGGCTCGTTTCAGCTGACTGAGAATCGCCGGGCGCTCATGCGGCTCGCGCGTAAGCTCGTCCCCGTATAGTTCCAGGGCCATCACGGCGAACGCCTGGGTCACATCGAAATAATCGGCCAGCGCCCAGATTTCACGGGAGCGCCGAATCACCCGGCGGAGTTCGGCCAGAGGCATCAGGATCTCGGCAGCGCGACGGCACGCCTTGCGCTCGCATTTTTCCTTCAAGTCAAACGGAGAATAGATATTATAAAACGAACCGGTCTCACAGTGCCCAATCTCGTGCGCCAGTTCGCATTTTAACTCCGTCATGGTTTCAAACTTTCGCGGGTCGATGGCAACCCAGCCCTCCGGGAAAGACACCGCCCGCAGCTCACGCATCGGAACCTCGTCGATTTCTATTCCCTCCGCCTCGGCCCGCGCATATAGCTCCTCAATTGTCATTTTTCGCCCCCGCTTTTTGCGAGCGCTTGAAACGCACGTAATCTAACACGTCCTGCTTTTCAGCCTCCGACAGATCCCGGATTTCACCAGAAAGCGCAAATTCGATCTCGGAGATGTCCAGCGGCGCATCATCCCGACGAAAAACCCCCGGCTCATCAGTACGCCCGAGCAAATAATCGACAGAACAATGAAGTCGCTCCGCGATCTTCAAAAGGTTCTCCCCATTTGGCAAAGTACCATCCGTCTTCCACTTTGTAACCACCCCGGACGAAATACCTAATTCTTTGGCAAGAGGATTAGGCTTGCAACCGTTCAGCGCACAAAGAGAATAGAATCTTTCCCAGAACACAAGTCACACCCCCGTCACAAGTGTTAAATCTCACAATACTGAGCCATAACTGTAGACAACCTCATTTTTTTGAGATATAATATTATTAACAACAACATACAAGCACATTCTACCATACACCCCGGATTTTTTCAACAGTTTTGCACCTTGAAAACTGCACAGGCAGAAGAGAATCCCAAACGAGGAAAACCGCCGTGGAACGCATTGCAAGCCAACGCCGCGCCACCGTCGAGACGACAGAGGCGCGGGAGATACTCAGCGGGAAGGGACGGACAATGGGTAGGGAGGGAGACCCCGGAAGCCAACACAGGAGAACACAGAAGCAACAGCGGCCCCGGCCACCGCGCCGGGCCGCTTCCCACATACAGAAAAAGAGGTGATAACTTGACCGCATACAGACCCCCGCGGGACGAAATGCGGACGCGCCGCCTCATGACGATCATCGACGGACGGCAGATGACGCAGACCGACATGAGCAGAAAGCTCAGGGTCCCGCAGACCACCTACAGCTCATGGGAGCGCGGGCTGACGACCCCGCCCCCGGCGATGCAGAAGAAGCTCGTCAAGCTGCTCAATCTCCCGAAGGACTACTTCAAGGCCACAGAGGAGGAGAGCGCGGATGACGAATAACCGGATCGCCGCCATCCGGCAGGAGCGGAAGATTTCCCAGCGCAAGCTGATCGCGCACCTTCCAGACGACATAAACCCCGTCGCCATGAGCTTCATCGAGCAGGGGCGCGTCCTTCCGAACGTCCCGACGATGGCAGCCATGTGCGAAATCCTCGGCAAAGCGCCGACGGAGATATACAACGCCCCCGACCTCAACCTCACGCTGGCCGCCTACCCATTCCCGGACACAGACGACCCGGCCCCCGAGGAGAGCGCCCCCGGCAGGAAGGGCGACACCAACCGCGGCAGAGGCAAGGAAGGGATGGTGGAGCTTCGCTGCTGGGCGAAGGAAGAAGAAAAGCAGACGCTGGAGGCAGCCATGGCGGCCCTCGGCTACAGCAGCTACGCGGAATGGTGGCGGGAGAAATACCGCGCCACCCTGCGGGACTTTCAGACGATGCTGAAACTCAAGGAAGGGAAGTGAACCCCCAATGCCCGCTCCAAAGCTGTTTCTTTCAACCGCGGATATTTCCGCCGTGACGGGAATGTGCAGACGATCCGCGCAGGATATGATGGCCATGTTCCAGATGCGAGGCCAGACCGTGAAAAGCGGGAAGACCAGCCGCGGCCAGCTGGTGGGCATTAACACCTTCGTCCGCTACCTTTGCGAGATGGACGGCGAAGACCCCACACAGCGTAAGAAGGACATCATGGACCTACTCAGAGAGATCAACGGAGGCGAGAGGGTGAAGAAGGACGGCACCCGCCCGGCAGCACCCGCCGCCACCGCTTGAGCAATAAAAAACCACAGGGAGGACATCACACATGAAGCAAGTCAACATTTCGGAGTTTTTCAACAGAGTCGTCGACTGGGTCGGCGACAAGGCGGACGCGGCCCTGGTGGTCGTAAAGAAGGGCGCGGAGATCAGCGTTCACATGTGCGGCATCAGCGAGCTGATGGTGGACCCCAACGCGGTCTCGATTGCCGCAGCCCTGCGCCACCTGCTCGACACCGACATGCGCACCGCCGACAGGATCGGAGCGAAGCAAGTCGAGACGGGCTGCAGCCGGCTCACCCGAGAGAGGATGGATGTCATCGACACCCGGCAGAAGGATGAGGACAAGAACGACCCCCCGACCGACGCGAACGAGTACGGCAGGATGCTGGCAAATGCGCTCGGCGAGTTCCTCGATATATTGAAGGACGGCCTCAATGAGGCGAGCCGCGAAGAATAGGAGGCCGGCATGAGCGGAATCTTCCAGGCAGCGGACAGGGCGGAACACGACATCGACGACCTCGACGATGTTCTATACCACCTGGGCGAGATCAAGGACCGGCTGGCGAAGTCGAAGACGCGAACCGCCGAGAGCCTGTGCGTCATCGAGGACATGATCGACACCGCGAAAGCGGAAAAGGCGGAGCTGGAGGAGATCGTCGTCAGGGCCGATGAGTACGAACGCCGCGCCGCCGAGCGCGAATATTGGAGGGCGGTTATATGATCCAGCTTCCCGAGATCAAGGTCGACTTCGAGGAGGAACGGCACATCTACACGCTGGGCGGCTTCAAGCTGCCCAGCGTAACGCAGATCATGGAGCCGATGAGCCTGATGCTTTACGCCACGGTTCCAGACAACACGCTCAACACGGCAGCCGACCGCGGCACCCGAGTGCATGAGCAGGTCAGCAACTACGTCCTCTACGGCATCGAGGAGACAGACGACGACACGGAACCCTACGTCCACGCCTTCCTCGATTTCCAAAGGGACTTCAACCCCACCTGGCTGGCCAGCGAGTACCGATGCTACCACAAGGTGATGCGCTACGCAGGAACGATCGACCTGATCGGCTACATTGACCCGGACGACGACAGCGGAGTGGATGTGGTCGATTTGAAATGCACCGCGGCCTTCCACAGCGTAATGCTGGCCACGCAGATCGGAGCCTACGCGGAGGCGCTCAAGAGCCACGGCGTCCCGGTCCGCAACCGCTACGGGCTGCAACTGCTCAACACAGGCAAGTACAGATTCGAGCGAGTGGACGACGGATATAAAACCTTCCTCCACTCCATGGCGATTTATAACGCGATGGCGCAGGAGCGCCGCGCGTAGCACCCCACCGACCAATAACACAGCAGGAGGAAATCACATGGAAGAACAGGCCCTCACCCCGACGGAGATCACGCAGGGCACCAACCCCACCGTCGAGCAGCAGCTGGAGCAGAGCGGCCAGCTGGCGGTCAAGACCGCGAAGGAACTCACGATCAGCAGCCAGGACGACTACGAAAAGGCGGGGAAATACCTCGTCGGCATCAAGACCCGCACGAAGCAGATCCAGGACTACTGGAAGGGACCTAAGGACGCGGCCCACGCGGCCCACAAGGCCGTGGTGGACCGGGAGAAGCAGATGCTCGCTCCCTTGAAGGAAGCGGAAACCATTATCAAGCGGACGATGGTCAACTACCAGGCCGCCGTGGAAAAGGCCCGGCGTGAGCAGGAAGAAGCGGCCCGCCGCCAGCAGCAGCAGGAAGTGGAACGGCTGCTCAACCAGGCAGCGGAGGCCGGAGCCGCCGGCGACGCGCAGGGCGAAGCCATCGGCATGGCGATGGCTGAGATGGTCAACGACATGCCCGCCGCCGCGCAGATGGACACGCCCAGCGCCGCGGGAACCTCGGTGCGCAAGAGCTGGAAAGCCCGAGTGGTCGACGCCGCCGCGGTTCCGGCCTACTTCAACGGGCTGGAAATCCGCGCCATCAACATGGCCGCGCTGAACAACATCGCCAAGATGACGAAGGGCAGCGCGACGATCCCCGGGATTGAGTTCTATCAGGATACGGCCCTCGCGGTCCGCGCCTGATCGAGCATAACCGACACACAGAGAGGAGAGACAGCATGGAGAGCTACAACAACGACGACATGATCATCGCCAACCCCTACGCCGTATCGAAAGCCCCGACGGACATGATGCCCGACCAGCAGCGCCACGAGAGCGGCAACGCCCTGGCGGCCAACAGCGAAGCCCGGGCGATCGCAGCGGTCAAGGCGCAGGTCATCATGGCGAAGCAATTTCCCCGCGACCCCGCCTACGCGATGAGCCGCATTCTGGAGGAGTGCAAGCGCCCGACCCTCGCGGAACACGCCGTCTACAGCTTCCCCCGCGGGAAGGAAACGGTCAGCGGCCCCAGCATTCGCCTCGCGGAGGTCATGGCCCGCAACTTCGGCAACATGACCTTCGGCTACGAGGTGCTGGAACGCCGCCCCAGCCAGGGCAAGAGCCTCGAGAGAGCGGGCAGCTCGATCATCCGCGCCTACGCCTGGGACTTGGAGACGAACCTCCTGATCGACCGGCAGTTTGAGGTGAAGCATTGGCGCACCACCAAGAGCGGAGGCTACGCCATCACCGAGGACCGCGACATTTACGAGCTGGAGGCAAACATGAGCGCCAGGCGAATCCGCGCCTGTATCCTTCAGATGATCCCCGGCGACGTCACCGACGCAGCCGTGGCCGCTTGCAGGAAGACGGCCAGCAGCGGCATCATCGAGATGATGAAGAACCCAGACAGCCGCTCGAAGCTGATCGGCCAGATGCTGCGGATTTACGCGAAGATGGGCGTCACGCAGGAAGACCTCGAGGATTGCCTCAACGCGAAGGTCGAGAACTGGACCGCCGACACGATGCTGAAGCTCAAGGAAATGAAGAACAGCATCGAGGACAACACCGTCCCGCTCGGCGAGTATTTCCCGAGGCTGGCCTCGGAGAACCAGAACACCGTCGTCAGCAAGGATCAGGTGAAGAAGCTGATGGAGGCGGCCAAGGCCACCGGCTACCAGGGCAAGGTCAGCCAGGAGCTGAAGAAGATGGGCATCGCCAAGTTCGCGGATGTCCCCGCGGCCCGCTTCGACGAAGTGATGCGAATGATTCAGAGCTTCGGCTTGCCCGCGGACGAAGCCCCGGCAGGGCAGCTCGAGCCGCCCGCGACCGACGACGCGCCGCCGGAGCTGGAAGCGCCCCCGACCGACGAACCGCCGCTGCCCTTTGACGAGCAGTAACCCGAGGCACAGGGCCGGCGCGGCCACCTACGCCGCGCCGGTTCACGCGGAGAGGAGGTGAAACACAAATGGCAGTACAGCGCCCCATCAAATCCCTTTCAGAGCTGATGGACGGAGGCGTGGAGGAGCGGTTCAATGTCGAGATGGATAAAATCTGGCAGAACGTCCAGGACCCCAACACCGACCCCAAGGCAAAGCGGGAAATCAACATCAAGATCACCGTGAAGCCCAACGAACGCCGCGACAGCGCCGACTTCGATGTGTCGGTGATCGGAAAGCCCGCGCCCTTCAAACCGCTCTCGAAGACCGTCACCCTGCAGTTCAACGGAGACGGCTCCGTGGTCGCCACCGAGCGCACCGAGCAGATCCCCGGCCAGCAGCGAATGGACGGCACCGAGCAGCCACTCGCGAAGGTCGTCCGCTTCGACAGCAGCACCAAAAACTAACCCCAAGAGAGGAGAAACACCATGGAAGGATTCTTTAGCGGCAGCAAAGAGCTGGCAGAATTCCTCGTCGATCAGGGCGCGGTCGCACAGGCCGCGCATGACAGCCTCGACCGCGCCAAGGAAGACATGGCCCGCCAGATCATGGAGATCGGCGGCATACCGCACCGCTGGGACGTTCACAAGATGATGTGGGTCCCGACGGAGGCGGTCGTTCCCCCGGACCCCCCGATGCCCAAGGCGCTGGAGTTCTTCACGCTCAGCGGCCTGATTGACTACATCAACGAAAACGTCGAGGGCACGATCCCGACCGACGGCACCCGCCTCATCCTGCAGGTCGTCGACCACAGGACGGTCAGGCTGCTCACGCAGCCCACCCAGCACCAGCGGCAGCGTTACACCGTCGCCTACGCCCAGGCCCACACGCCCGAGATCACCTTTGGACGCTACATGGACACCGACGCATTCTGCACCGAGCTGCTCTCGAAGTTCATCGAGACGGACGCGCGAAAGACGCTCTTCCAGGTGGCCAAGAGCATGGTGAAGGAACAGACCGCCACCGTCAGCGACGACGGCGTCGGCCAGCAGATCACCGTCAAGGAAGGGGTCAGCATGGCCACCACGGTCAACTTCCAGAACCCCGTCCCGCTCCGGCCCCGGCGCACCTTCAGCGAGGTGGAGCAGCCCGAGAGCAACTTCACGCTCCGGGTGAGCAAGGACGGAGAGGTCGCGCTCTTCGAGAGCGACGGCAACGCCTGGAAGATCGAGGCGGTCCACAGCATCCGCGACTTCCTGGCGCAGCTGATCGAGAACCCCGCGGTCACCGTAATGGCGTAACCGCCCGGCGGGAGGAGGAAGACAACAACCTCCTCCCGTTTGCCACAGGGAAAGAGGTGAAGCAGAAGTGGCCACCGGGAAACGATATTACTGGATAAAGCTGCGGGACACCTTCATGCGGAGCGACGCCGTCGATTTCCTTATGGGGCAGAAGGACGGAGCGAACTACGTCGTCCTTTACCAGATGCTCTGCCTCATGACGATAAACACCGACGGGAGGCTTTCAAGGACGATCGGCGAGATCGTGATTCCCTACGACGTCGAGAAAATACAGCGAGATTGCAAGTATTTTTCAATCGACACCATCAGGATCGCGCTCACGCTTTACCAGAAGCTCGGGCTGATTTACGAGGACAGGGACGGGACGCTGGTTCTTTTGAACCACGCGGAGATGGTCGGCAGCGAAACCGACTACGCGGAGAAGAACAGAAGGATCAGGGCAAAGAAGCAAAAACAGCTCGAAAGTGGACACAATGTGTCCCCACTTGTGACCACCGATGTGTCCGAAATTGAGACTACAGAGATTAGAGATAAGATATCAGATACAGATAGTAATGGTGTAGGTGGTAATAATATAGATTCCTTAGAAGATAACGATGGTAGTACAGACATAGAGAATCCCTTCGGCGACACCGACGGACCGCCTCCCGACTACAACACCTTGGAGATATACGCAGCCAACAACCTGCGCAGCGTAACCCCATATAACCTCGCGGAGCTTTTGTCATATCGCGACGACAAGAAGCACCCGCTCCCGGAGGAGCTGATCCGCTACGCCATCGACCTGGCATGCGGAGCGGGCAAGCCCTTTTACAACTACGTCCACGGGATCCTGGAGCGTATGATCACACAGGACATCCGCACGATCGGCGACGCGAAAGCCGCAGAGGCGGAGCATGCGAAGCGAAAGCAGGAAAAGCAGAGACAACAGACCACACAGACCGCCGCCGCGACCGAGACGTTCGGCGACTTTTACTGAGGAGGGCAGCATGGCAGCTATGGGAACTATCGCACTTTTGATCTATGCCGCCGGCGCGTTTGCGCTGGGCTGGTTTTTCAGAGGCGACCACGACCGGACAAAGGAGGCGCAGCGCAATGCCGATGACGACTAAGGAGTACGTCCAGCAGCAGCTGGAGGAGGCCAGCAGAAACAACTTCAGCAACACGGAGGCGGAGAAGGCCGTCATCGGCGGCTTTCTCCGCAAGGGGAAGCAGAACAAGGAGAAGCTCGTGCAGCTCCAGGCGGAGGATTTCACCGACGAAAACGTCAGGAAGATATTCACCGCGATCAAGGCGGCAGCGGCGAAGGGACACGACCCCGACCTCGTGACCACCGACGCGGCCTTTTCGCAGATGTACCCCGGCGAGTCGGGACAGCTCGCGAAGGTCATGATTGATTGCACCGAAGTGGGCACCCCGAGCTACATCGACGATTACATCAGCATCGTCAAACAGCTTTCGACCCGCCGCCGGAGCATCGCCATGGTGGACGATATCGCCGCCAGACTGAAGGACCCAAGGAACGACGTGAACGACGTGGTCGAGCGAATGCGCCAGCAGACCGGGCAGATCGCCGCCAGCACCCACACATGGGAGAGCACGGCCGACCTGCTGATCGCCACCTTCGAGAAGCTGGAGCAGCGGGCAAAGGGCGGGGAGAAAAGCGTCACTACCGGCATTCGGAACATCGACACGCTGATCGGCGGTTTCTACCCCGGCGAGCTGACCATCATCGGAGCGCGGCCCGCCGTCGGAAAAAGCGCTTTCGGGATGAATATCGCGCTGGCGGCAGCGAGGAACGGCATGAAGGTCGGCGTTGTATCCCGGGAGATGACGAACATTCAGCTCGGCCAGCGTATCCTCGCCCACGCGGCCAACCTCGACGGCATGAAGCTGAGAAAGGCGAAGATGGAGGAGGAAGACTGGGACGCGCTCGCCGAGGGAATGAGCCTCATGTCCCCGCTTCAGATCAACTTCATGTTCACAGCCAACACCGTCGAGGACCTGAGAATCGAGGTTCAAAAGATGGCAGAGAAGGGCGAGCTGGACCTGCTGATCGTCGATTACCTCCAGCTGATGCGAACGGTTCAGCGATTCCCCGCGGAGCATTTGAGGGTCGGCTACATAAGCCGCGCCTTGAAGGACATCGCCCTCGACTTCCAGATCCCCGTCGTGGCCCTTGCGCAGGTCAGCCGAGACACAGACGGCCAGATGCCATCTTTAAAGAGTTTAAAGGACTCAGGTGCCATCGAGCAGGATGCGGACGGCGTAATCTTCCTGCACCGGCCGGCCAGCGCAGATGACCCCTACGTGGACAAGCGCGACCGCGACGCTTTCAACGACTACAAGAAACGCGGCTACACCTACATCTGCATCGGCGTGGCGAAACAGCGCCAGGGCACCGTCGGCCAGGCTTGCGTCCTCTTCGACAGCAGGCACATGCGCTACGTCCAGATCGCGAGGAACGAACCGCCCACCCAGGGAGGAGGCACGAACCACCATGAACAGGAACGACAGCAGCACAAGCCGGCAGCCAATCCCAAGTACGCGGGGGAACAGCTACATATTGGCGATTGACCCCGGCAACACCGAATCCGCCTATGTCCTCGTAGGAGCAGACGACCTCAAGCCCTGGGAGTTCGAGAAGATCGAAAACCACCGTCTGCTGCAGTACATATTCGACCTGCGAAACCGACTGGCGGAGGACGAGAAGATCGAAGCCTTCGTGATCGAGCGGGTGGCCTCCTACGGGCTGGCCGTTGGGCGGGATGTATTCGAGACGTGCGAGTGGATCGGGCGATTCACCCAATGCATCTACAGCAACCACGGCAGAGAGCCGGATTACATATATCGCAAAGAGGAAAAGCAGATCATCTGCGGAGACTTGAAAGCGAAGGACAGCAACATCCGGCGGGCGCTCATCGACCGATTCGCCCAGCACGACCTCAAGAACGGGAAGGGAACCAAGAAGAACCCCGACTGGTTCCACGGCTTCCACGCTGACGAATGGGCGGCATACGCATGCGCCGTCGCCTGGAAGGATAAGAGACAGATCACACAAGCCAACAGCTGAGAGGAGGAGACACACCACATGGCCACACAGATCATTTCACAGGCGATCATCCGGCACCCCGACGACCCCAGTGTTCAGCTGAGCATCGTCAAGGCGGAGATCGACAAACAGAGCGCGGAGCGAAACGCCCAGCAGGCAGCTCTGATTCAGACGCTCCGTAAGGACATCAGCGCGAACACCGCCTACATGAAGCAGGTGCGGACTTCCAGAAACCGATTCCTGGCCGCGGAGCTGAAGAAGTACAGGAAGCACGACTGGCGGGCCACCCTTGCCGACATCGCCCACACGATCGGCAGCCCGCTCCTCGTCGGGTGGGCACTGTTCTGGCTGGCCGGTGAATGGATTGGGCTTTGGCACCTACGCACCGGATACGAAAAGAAAACCGCACCGATACCGACGCCGCTCGGGGTGCGGGTTTATTTTGCCGTCGGCGGCATTGCTTCGGTTTACTTCTGGTACATCGCAATCGCAAAGCTGATCGCCTACATCCACTACTTCAACGGATAGCGCCAACACCATACAAACGCGGAGAACGAAAGAACACACGGGAGGAATCACACATGACGAACACAGTGGCCGCCCTTCTCGCAAAGATTTGCGAGGCGAAGGGCATCGACCTGGACGCGAAGCTGAAGAAGGACGTGGACACCGTCCTCGGGCTGATTACCGACGAGCTGGTGGAGGAGGGCGTGGCCGGAAAGCTGGCCGCGCTGGAGAAGCGCTACACCGATATCAACAACAGGTACCGCGAAGCCGTGAACGACCTGGCCAAGCGGCTCACCGCGGCCAACGGCAAGATGAACGAGCTGGCTGACGCCGTGGAGATGCAGCGCCGCGCCGTGGAATCACTGGTCGGCAGGGAGGGCCGGCGTTACATGCTGCCCGACCGATTCGAGAGGGCACAGGCGGCCCGCGACCTTTACGCCGGGATGCTCGAAGATTCGATGCGCAGCCTCGACGACGACATCCGGCGGGATCCCGTGATCATCGCCAACTGCATCGAGGCGGCCAGCCTGGTGGCCTGGCGCTACATCGACGGCCCCCGGCCCCCGGTCAACCCCGAGGACAAGGCGAAGGACTTCCCCGGCTTGCGCGTGAAGCCCGACTACAAAAGACCCGAGAGGAGGCCGTGACAGAAATGGCAGCAAAGACAAAGACGAAAGCGCCCGAGGAGCGGATCGTCGTCACCATGACGCGGGAACAGGCCCGCTCGGTGATGACCGCCACCGAGCTGCTGGCGCGATTGCACATCGGCCAGGCTTTCACGATCACAGAACGGCTCGGCGACCTCGCTGCCGAGGACTACTGCGAGCGCCGCGACAGGGCGAGGGAAGCCTTCGACCTCGGCCTCAAGATTCTGCTCGGCGCGAACGCCTACGGACAGCCCGACGTGCCCGCGAAGGACATCGAACACCAGCGCTGCTGGGCAGTCTATACCACGATTCGCCACGCCATCGCATGGCACGACACCCCTGAGGGGAACATTTGGAGCGTTGCCTTCGACAAGCCTGTCCCCTACGGGGAGCCGATGCCCAAGTGCGAGATCATACCGGCCACGGAGGAGGAGTGACGGAATGGGACAGAAAACGAAGATCGACTGGTGCGATTCCTCGTGGAACCCGGTCACCGGCTGCCGCCACGATTGCGCCTACTGCTACGCCCGCGGGATTGCGCGGCGGTTCGGAGGAAAGCACACCGAGAGCGGAGAGCTGCACGTCCTGGACCAGCCGATGCACCGCACCGAGGAGATGGGCGACGGGCTGCAGCGGGTCGGACCCATCAACCCTTACCCCTTCGGTTTTGAACCGACGCTGCACCACTACGCGCTGAAGAAGCCCCAGGGCTGGAAGAAACCGCGCTCCATTTTCGTCTGCTCGATGGCTGACCTCTTCGGAGAGTGGGTCCCGGACGAATGGATCGACGAAGTGATCCGCTCGACGCAAAAGGCGAGGCAGCACCGCTACCTGTTCCTCACGAAGAACCCGGAGCGATACGACGAATGGCTCGAACGGTTCGAGGAAAGCAGGATTCAAGGGCTGGACGAGATCCAGAACTGCTGGTTCGGAGCGAGTGCCTCCAACAACGAACAGCTGGAGAGGGCGAATCGAACACGCGCGATGTGGCTGTCGATTGAGCCGATCAGGGAGCGAATCGAAACCGACGAGGACCAATTCATGGAGTTCATCCAGACACCCAGCGGCGAGGTTGAAAGGCCGCGCTGGTTGTGGGTGGTAATCGGAGCAGAGACAGGGAACTCAAAGAACAAGGTCAGACCGGAAAAAGAGTGGATAGACGCGATTGTTGAAGAATGCGACTTTTACGGAACGCCGGTCTTCATGAAGGAATCGCTCCGCGAGATCATGGGCGCGGATTTCCGGCAGGAATACCCGTGGCCTACCGAACAGGCGAAGAACTGCGGCATTTGCAAATGGCTTTCAGACGATTACACGATGGTCTGCTGCAGCGGCGACAGCCCGCGACGCGGCGACTTCGTAAGCGGCACCGACAGCTGCCAGCATTGGGAAAAGCAAGACGGACCGAGGCAGGAAATCGAATGAGGAGGCACAGAGGCACGATGGGCAAAACGTCAATGAAGCGGTACAACACCCGAGACGCAGCCAAGGCCACAGGGCTGAGTGAAAGCGTATTCACCAGCTACGCCAGCGCCAACGGGAAAAGCAGCAAGGAAGGGTGGACCATCCTCGAGATCGTGGAGGTCTACGAAGCGCCCAGGCGGCACCGCAAATGCCGCCCGGCGAACGAGAGCGCGGTCGCGGAGATCAAGGCCGCGCTCCTGGCTTTTGGAATCACGCTCCCGACCGACAACGTCAGCATCGAGGACATCATCCCCGAGGAAATGGAGGCGGTCGGATGAAGACCAACAGAGAGATCGCGCTGACCAGGAAAATCCTGATCGAGCTGACAGGCGACGACGGCGGCCGCGGATGGATCCACGGTCTCGACCCCAAACGCCCCGGCAAGGCAGCGCGGGTCGTCTGGTCCAACGGCGGAGGCTGGGACCACGTCTCGGTCAGCTGGGAGAACCGCTGCCCGACATGGGAGGAGATGTGCAGGGCAAAGGACCTATTCTTCTACCCCGAGGAGTACTGCGTGGAATACCACCCGGCGCAGAGCGAATACGTCAACCATCACCCCTTCTGCCTCCACATCTGGCGGTACCAGCAGCCCGGCATGCCGATGCCGCCCAGCTGGATGGTCGGCCCCAAGAGAGGACAGAGCAGAGAGGATGTGTGGACGGAAGGATTGCGAACGTTGGAGGAGATGGAAAAATGAGCAACACCGGCCAACTGATCAACCGGGAGGCGCTGCTGGGCAGGAATTTACCACTGCTCGGATGTTATAGCAGCGAGGCGGACCAGGACAGGAGCGCTGCCTATAACTTCTGGCTTGGGTTTGAAAAAGCGCGGGCAATGATCGCACAGATGATACATGACGAACCGGCGGTCGACGCGGAAAAGGTAACGCGCTGCAGGGATTGCCAGCACTGCCGGCTACTGAACGACGGCGTCAGCTTTGAGTGTACGTCGTGGGAGATGGACTTCTACGCGCCGGAATACAGCGCCGCCACCTATTTCTGCGCAGACGCAAAACCGAGGGAAGGTGCGGCGAGTGCGTAAGATTCCCCACACCATCCACGAAATCCTCGTGGCGCTGGATTGCCTACCGGAGAAACAGCACAAGTGCGCCCAGTGCCCGTTCAACCCGCACCCCGGCATGGAGTGGCCCTACGGCTGCTCCAAGGGACAGCACGACATCGTGCGGGAGATCAAGATGGCCCTCTTCTACAGCGAGCGGGCCGTCGAGTGGTGGGAGGACCTGCGCCAGCACATAACCATCATGGGCGACTCTGACGGATTCGCCACGCAGAAAGAGGTCTGCGCCCACCTTCTGAAGTACATGGACGCGGTCGAGACTTACAACCGGGAGCTGGAATAATAACAGAGGAGGAGACGCGACAATGCAGACCATCACCGAGAAAAGCGGACCGTCGCCGGCCGCCTACCGGCGGGCAAACCAATTCCTGCAGACGCTGAAGCGCCACGACGGAGAGATCACCCGGCAGGAATACAAGACCCTGCGCGGCCAGGCCATCAACGGCGACGTCGACGGAGCCTACAAGGGACTGGACACGATCCTCTACGGGAGAAACGGGAGGACGACATGAGGATTCTGGCAGCTTGCGAGGAATCACAGGCTGTGACCAAAGAGCTACGACGACTCGGCCATGAGGCATACAGCTGCGACCTCCAAAAATGTGGGGGGGGGGGGTATCCATCCTGGCATATTCGAGCGGATGCGCTGGAGCTGCTCAAGCTCAAATGGGATATGGTAATAGCATTTCCACCTTGCACATACCTGACCGCAGCCGGCGCGGTTCGGCTTTTCAACCACGACCATACGATCGCAGACGCAGACAGGTTCAAGCGAGGGGAGGAAGCAGCAAGGTTTTTTATGGCATTCTGGGAGGCGGACTGTCCGAGGATCGCCATAGAAAACCCGGTACCCATGTCGGTGTTCGGGCTGCCGAAGTACAGCCAAATCATAGAGCCGTACATGTTCGGCGACCCGTGGCGGAAGCGGACGTGCCTGTGGCTGAAGGGCCTACCGCCGCTGGTGGCGATGACAGTGGCCCCTGTGGAGCCGAGAGGCCTGTGGGTGGGCAGCACGTCAGCGAGGTGGGATCCGTCCATCAAGCAACGCTACAGTCTACCATCAAACAGAGACCAGCGCCGGCGGAGCCGGACATTCCCCGGCATTGCCCGCGCCATGGCAGAACAATGGGCGGGTCCCGCTGACTGATTATGCAGGAGAGGAGACAAACAAGCATGGCCCTGATCGACTACGACTTATTCGGCGCGAAGCGGGACAAGGTAAAGAACGCCGTCGAGATCGCCCGCGCCTTCTGCCCGCCAGAGGGTTATTACTTCGCCTATAGCGGAGGCAAGGACAGCCAGGCGACAAAGGTGATTCTCGACATGGCGGGCGTGAAGTACGACACGCACTACAACGTCACCACCGTGGACCCACCCGAGCTTGTGCGATTCATAATCAGCCAATTCAAGGCGATCATCTACGAAATGCCCGACGGGACGCAGAAGCACTACACATCGCACCCGACAGGCAAGCTGCTGCGGCCAGCTACACCAGAAGACACCGACGGAAAGAACGTGATTCACTTTTCGATTCCGTCACTTACCATGCGACAGCTGATCGTCGAAAAGAAGATGCCACCCACCCGTCTACAGCGTTACTGCTGCGAACGGCTCAAGGAATCGAGCGGCGAGGGAAGGATCACAGTGACAGGTGTCCGAAGAAGCGAGAGCGCCAACAGGAGACAAAACCAAGGTGCGGTTACCGTGTTTGGCGGAAAGACCGGCCGGAAGTTTGCGGAGGAATTAGGTGTAAATTTTACTTTAACAGGGCGGGGGGGGGGTCGTTCTAAACTACGACGATTCCGCGACCCGTCGAACGGTTGAAAACTGCTACAGGACCGGGAAAGTCATCGTAAACCCGATCATCGACTTCACCGAGGATGACGTGTGGGAGCTGATCCGCGCGGAGGGAATCCCATACTGCCACCTTTACGACGAGGGATGCAAACGCCTCGGATGCGTCGGCTGCCCGATGGGAGGATTTGCAGCCCAGCGGCGAGAGCTGAAGCGCTGGCCACAATACCGCAGTCTTTACGTCAGCGCCTTCGACGCCATGCTGGCCAAACGAAAAGCGGATGGCCTGACGAACCACAACCGCCTCTGGACCAACGGCGAAGGGATAATGCTCTGGTGGCTCGGCTACGATCAAAAGAACAACCCGGACCAACTATCGATGTTTGACTTAGAGGAGGGATAACCCATGGACGTAAAACAGATCACAAAGAGCGACATCAGGGCCGGCGACGAGCTGCAGATCAACAGCTGGGGCGACCGCTTCACGGTCGCGGCCGTCGGCCCCAGGCACATACTGGCCACCCACGGCGTGGAGTACACGATCATCCAGAGGGACCCGACGGACTTCGGACCTTACAACGGGATCCCCGAGGGCGCGATCATCTGCGGCCCCGACTACTGGGTGTTCGGCTGGGCACCCGAGAACCCCGAGGACTGGGACGGCGGCGACGGCTACTACGAGTTCGACAACCCGGAGTGGCTCAGGCGATACATGGCCGACCTGGAGAGCGGACGAACGGAGATCTCCATGCGGAGCCGGGAGATGATAGAGCGCCTCGACGTATACCGCCAGGGCGTTCTCGTTTTTGAAACGACATAGGAGGCGCGGACATGGAACAGGGAAAGCAACGCAGGATCCGCGAGCTGCTGATGCGCCCGGTTTGCATTGTCAAGGGACACCGGCCCGAGGGCGACTCGATCATACAGACGCAGATCCCCGAGGTCTGCTACATCAAGCGATGCGGTCGGTGCGGGCGGTACGTCTTCCATTCGCACATCGGGGAGATGACGCTGACAAAAAAGGCCGCGCTCGAAGCCAAGGCCAGGTACGAACAGGCGCTGGACTACCCGGCAGAGGAAACGGAGGCCCGCCATGTATGACTTAGACAGAGTGCGGGCGAATGCCGCCTATTACCTTTCACAGGGCAGATGCCCGCGATGCGGAGGCAAGCAGCCCGTGGTGCCTGGGCTGAAACGCTGCAGGACATGCGGCATTAGGGAATCCCAGGGCCGAGCGCGAAGGAGGGAACGGCTGGCAGCGACTGGACGCTGTCCCAGCTGCGGGCGTCCCCGAGAGGACGAAGGATTCAAAACCTGCCGCCGCTGCAGAGGGAACACAAGGGATTACTTCGCAGCCAGGAGAAACGCGGAAAAGAAAACGGAGGAGACAGCATGAACATCAAAGCAACGATCACCCAGCAGGAAATCAGCCAGCTCACAGGGCTGCCCCAGAGCTACATCAGCGACGCGCTGCACAAGATCAGCCCGGACAGGAAAAACGGAGGCATGAAGCGGTACGACACGAAGGAAGCGGTCGAGGCAATCCTTCACTACTGCGAATCCAGGAAGCAGATTGTCGCCGAAGCGGCCCAGCGGAAGACCGCGAAGTGGGACAGCCACATCACCGCGGCGAAGTCGATACTGGAGGGATAGAGGCGATGAGGAAGATGCGGGTTTTATTCCTGGACGTGGACGGCGTCCTCAACTCCGACCGCAGCCGCCCCGGCGTGAAGCCGACGGGCGGCATTCTCGGCGTGGACGACGACAAGCTGCTGGTGCTTCAGCAGATCGTGCGCAGGTCCGGCGCGTTTATCGTGCTGACCTCCACCTGGAAGCGCAGCTGGGGAACGCCGTGGCAGCCGGGAACGATGCGGTTTCTGATCGACAAGCTCCAGCAGCACAACATCAGGATCATGGGCGCGACCACCGAGAGCGTCCCGTCCGAGCGCGGGCGAGGCATTCGGGAGTGGCTGGATTACCACGGCCCCGTGGATGGCTGGGCCGTCCTTGATGACGACATATTCCCGGACTATGCGGAATACGGCATCCTGCCCCGGCTGATCAAGACCAACTTCTACCGCGGCGGACTGACGAAGGACAAGATCACGCCATGCGTCACCGTCCTGGAGGAACCCTCAGACGCGGACATCGGCTGCGGGGTTTGCCCGTTTCAGACCATCGAGGAGACACCGGACGGCGACCCGCAGGTGGTGAAGCGCTGCGCCGACGCGGCGAGCTGCCCGGTCTACAAAAATGAGATGGGAGGCGAGGCGGATGCAGGAAGCGAAACAGCCGACACCGTGGAATAAGACCCGCGTCCTTTTTTCCGAGGACTACGACTGCTACTGCTGCGAGAAGTGCGGAGAAATGATATTGATGACCGACATCAACTACTGCCCATATTGCGGGCTTGAGATTCTCAAGCCCAGCGGAGAGGAGACGGATTAAATGATCGACTTTGACAAGGAATTCACGACGACCGTCCAGCACGAACACGGCACCACGAAGATCACGCTGCTGGAATACCCGGACTGCGACGACTGGGGGGAGGTCTACAGGCGGGCGCTGATCACCGCGGGAAAGAAGCGGGAGAAGATCCCGACTTCCGAGTGGATCGACAAAATCCTCGAGGCGAGGCACAGCCCCATCCGGCGGGCCTGGTACAGCTTCATGCTCGAGGATATCCCGAGCAACACCTCGGTTCACTTCTGCCGCCACGTCCACGCCTCCCCCTACGTTTCCAGCTTGCGAAACGACCGGCAGGAATGGACAGACGGCGACAGCGCCCCGCGCTGCGCCCCGGTCCAGATGATCCTCGACGTCAACGCAGAGGAGCTGATGGTCATGGCGAACAAGCGCCTCTGCGCCCAGGCCGCGCCGATCACCCGCGCCATCATGCAGGGCATGGCCGACCTCGCCGGACGCGCCACCCCCGAGATCAAGCGCCACCTCGTCCCGATGTGCGTCCGGGACGGCGGTCGCTGCCACGAGATGCGCAGCTGCGGACGCTGCCCCCACGCTTGAGATCGGAGGGGGAGGCGACAGGCAGCCGTGAAGAAAGCAAACACAATACCGACCCACAACCCAGAGGGCTACGCAGACCCGACGGCACACGCCGCGCTGACTCCCATCCAGGAATCCCAGGACGAAGCGGACCAGAGGTGCCAGCGGCTGATTAAAACCGTTAAAACGACCATCGACCTGGCCGGCTTCGACCTGCTGGCCAGGATTGAGGTCAGAGATCGAAAGACGGGGAGGACATACAGATGAGCCACGAACCGATGAATCGTGCAGAGCGCAGAAAGAAGGAACGCCAGCAGCGCAAGGCCATCGCGGAGCTCCCGGAATGGAAAAAGGCGGAGATCGCGGCCAGGGCCGCCAGCGCCGCCAGCCTCGTCAGGAACGGCATCACCCAGGACGACCTCGACAAAGCCTACAGGCAAGGCATGGCGGACATGCAGGAAAAGTACGTGGCCGAACGGCTGGGATACATGCAGAAGTTCTTTTATTCCGCCTGCGCCATCGCCGCCCACAACCTGTTCGGATTCGGGAAGACCAGGGGCGAGCGGCTTCTGGAGGAGACGGAGCGGATCATGACCGAGGAGATCACCACCGAGGACATTCTGAAACGATGCCTCCGGGAGACGAAGATCGACGTCATGGAGGGCAACTACACGATTTGAGGAGGCGCGGAGCTTTGGAGAGATCACACATCACATTCACAGGCCCCGGCAGGATTGTCGCGGCGGACGGAAAGACGCTGCTCGAGATCAGGGAGTGCCGCTTCGAGGACACGATCACGACCCCGGCACCCGGACCGGCGGGAGACGCCCGCTACCCGATGATCAGCGCGATGGAGCCGATCGAGCTGCACCTGGACTTCAACGACAGGCACCGCCGGCTGCTCGCCGCCATCGTGCTGGGCTGGCGGGCGAAGGGACCCGTCCGCTGGATCAACACAATGCGGGCCATGAAGATGACGCGCATCAGGAAAAAGAAAAAGAGGAGTGAGCTGTTTTGAATATCAAGCTGGACCCCGGCGCTTTCCCGCCATTCCGCGTCCACCCCACGGACGCCGGGCTGGATATCCGCGCCATGCACGCCGGACTGGTCCGCGCCGGCCAGTCGCAGACCTTCAGAACCGGCGTCCACGTCGAACTGCCACCGAACACCGCGGGCCTTTTCGTTTCCAAGAGCGGGCTGATGATAAACCACGACATCACATCGACAGGCTTAATCGACGAAGGATTCTCGGGAGAGATTCTGGTGAAACTTTTCAACCACGGGATGGACGACTACAATGTCCACGCCGGCGACAGGATCGGCCAGCTCGTAATCATGCCCGTGCTTTACGAGCCGGTCCAGATCGTGGACAGCATCCGCAGAGGCCAGCGCGGGAGCGCGGGCTTCGGCAGCACAGGGAAATGACGTAGAGGAGGAATGACTTATTAACCGCGTAATCATGATCGGCAACCTCGCGAACGATCCCGAGGCATTCACCACCCAGAGCGGCGTGAGCCGTTCGACCTTTCGACTGGCAGTTCAGAGGAAGTACGCCAACGCCCAGGGTGTGAGGGAGGCCGACTTCTTCACGGTCGTGGCCTGGCGGGCCTCGGCGGATTTCTGCAACCGCTACCTGACCAAAGGCAGGAAGGTGGCCGTCGAGGGCAGTCTGCAGACCCGGAGCTACGACGCCCAGGACGGAACCAAGCGCTACGTCACCGAGATCAACGCGGAGAGCGTCGAGGCTGTCGGCGGCAAAGCGGAGGGCACCGGGAACGGCAGCGGAAACGGAGGCAGCGGCCAGCAGCGCGGAGGAAACGACGCGCCGCCCGACTACCAGGCACCGCCCATGAGCGGAGAGTTCCAGGAAGTCGAAGACGACGAACTGCCCTTCTGATTCCGTCGGCGGCAGCCGGACCCACATAAATAACACAGAAAGCGGGGGAGCGTTGAGAGGACATGCAGAAAGAAGCCGTCAAGCAGATACTGCAGAGTTACCGGGAGGACAAGGCCCGATGCCAGTATCTCGAAAACGAGATCCCGCAGCTGGAACACATGGCCGACGTATTGAAAACCGAGATGGTGGACGACGCGGTCAACATCACACAGGTCATTTCTGATATGCCCCGCGGCACCTCCGTCAGCGACCCGACCGGGAGGCTGGGCGCTCTCTTCGCCGCGGGGTACACCCCGGACCACATCAGGCAGGTGGAAGCGCAGATCAGGGCGAAGCGCCGGGAGCTGGCCAGCCGGCAGATTACCGTCGTGCTGGTGGACTCTGCGATGACAGGGCTGACCGACAGGGAGCGGTTCGTCGTTGAAAGCAAGTACATCGACGGAATGTTCTGGCGGGAGATCGGCGAAGCCTACGAAAAGAGGTTCAGCCTCCCCTACGGGAAGACCTCGCTCAAGCGGATATCGGACGACGCGCTCGACAAGATATGCCGCATCATGGCCTGAAAATGGGGAGTGACCGTTTTTGGGCCGTTTTTGGACCGTTTTTGGACCGCTTTCGATACTTGCCACCCCGGAAATTTTGTGCTACAATTCAGACTGTCGAGAGACGGGACGGGCGAGCAGCCCTTCCCGCCCGACCGGCACCTTCATCACCCACAGGGGGGACCACCCCCCACCACAGAGCAGCCAACAGGCCGCCGGCCATCCTCCGCGCGATCGCGCCGCCACCGAGGAAGCCCGGAGCCTGGGGCTGCTTTTTCTATGCCCACCCACCAACACTATATGTATTTATATATATAATATTATTGGTGTATGGGTGTGTATGATATAACGTATAGACAAACATAAGGCAGGGGAGAGAGGCAGAGAGAGGAGGCGACGAACGCCCAGATGGCCAAACCGACGAAAAAGCGAAAGGTCAGGTGGAACGGCGAGACGATCAACGAAGCGGCCTCCTCCTCTTCCTCTCCCTCTCCTTCAATGACGGAGACGGACACGGACACCGCGGAGGCAGGGACGGAGGAGGAGAACAGGATCACCTTCGACCCGCTGGCCCCACTGATCGACGCCCACGGCATCGACGCGGAGCTGGACTTCGACCTCTCTGACTTTCAGATATTCGACACCGACACCGGAGGATTCCTCGACGAATCGAGAGCGCAGAAGCGGATCCTCCAACCGCGCATCGACGTGCGGGATATTTCCCACAAGGTCCTCTACGAGAGCGCCGAGAAATTCGCCCAGCAGATCGACCTTCGGGAAAACGCCCGGACCTACGCCTGGGTCTCGGGGAACTTCATCTTCGGCGACATCATCGAAGCCCTCGTCGCCACCAGGAACATGTTCCCCCGGAAAATCCATATTTGCAGTTTGAGCATTTCACAGGAAAACATTGACAGCCTCAAAAACGTGATGATTTCCTGCCCCGAGCTGGAGAAGCTGACCATCGTCCTCTCCGGCTATTTTTATTCCCACGAAAAGTACGGCCTCGTCCCCTACATGTACCAGGAGCTGGACGACGACGAAAACAAGGTTCAGATCGCCTTCGGCGGCTACCACGCGAAGGTCATCGCCATAGAAACCCTGTACGGGAACACGCTCACCATCCACGGCAGCGCCAACCTCCGCTCAAGCAACAGCATCGAGCAGATCATGGTGGAGCGCGGACGGGACCTCTACGAGTTCAACGCCGCCATCATCGAGGAGATCGCCTCGAAATTCGGGACCATCAACCACAACGCCCCGAGAAACCAGTTCCACCGCATCGAGGGAGAGGAGGCGTGGCGAACCATTCAGAGCGTCGCCACCGACACCGTCACCATCGAAAACACCGAGGGAGGGATTTAATCCATGGCAAGCGGAAGCGCATCGGCCAACAGGAAAGCCGGAGGGCGCGGATTCAGAGCCGCGCGCACACGTGCTCAGGGGCGCAGAGCAGCGGCGAGCGCCAGAGCCTACCGGAGATTCATGAACAACGCCGCACGCTTTTAAAATCCGTTAAAATCGGCGAGAGGAGGGGATGAAGGATGCCCCGCGAAGGAAGGCCGGAAAACCTCATCCCCACCACCCAGCGAACTGACGAAGAAGTAAGGGAGATGACCCGGAAGGGCGGCATCAAATCGGGAGAGGCCAGACGGCGAAAACGAGACACGAAACAGGCGGCGAAGCTGGTGCTGGAATTGATCCCCACGCTCCCGCCCCAGACACAGCTCTCGCTGGCGAAGATGGGGCTGGACCCCGAGACGAAGCCCGACGTCCGGCTGCTGGCCATGCTGCAGCTGGCACAAAAAGCGATGAACGGCGACTTCAAGGCCATCGAGATGCTGCTGGAGTACGGCGGCTACCTCGACGCCCGGACGCAGCTGGACCGGGAGCGTTTGAAGCTGGAAAAAGAGCGAATGCAGCTCCAGGCCCAGCACCAGGGACCAACGGACACGCGACCGATCATCGACGACGCGCGGCCATCGGGGGATGAACCATGAGCGGGCGCGGGGTGATAGCGTCCGGCGAAGCCGGACTGAGCCGGGAGCACACCGGCTGTGCCCCGGCGAAACCCGCGACCGAGCGAATGCGACAGGCGCGGGGCGTTTCGACTTACAGAAACATGAGCCGCGCCTTCTGGGACCTTTACGACGACTTCAAGGCAGACGGCCACAGCGAATACTGGCTCAAGGGCGGGCGCGGCAGCGCGAAGTCCTCGGCCATTTCGCTGATGATGATCATGGGCCTGCTGCGGGACCCGGACGCGAACGCCATCGCCTACCGCCGCGTCGGAAACACCTGCAAGGATTCCGTGTACGCCCAGCTGGGATGGGCGATTTCCGTCCTCGGGATTTCACACCTTTTCAAGTTCTACCGCTCCCCGCTCGAGATCGTCTATATGCCCACTGGGCAGAGAATCCTCTTCAGAGGCGCGGACGACCCCATGAAGTCGAAATCGATCAAGCTCGACCGAGGCTATTTCAAGTTCCTCTGGTTCGAGGAGCTGTCCGAGTTCCGCGGGATGGAGGACATCCGCGTCATCAAGCAGTCGGCCTTCCGAGGCGTCGAACGAGGCGTGACCTTCTACAGCTACAACCCGCCGCGCAGCGCCCAGGCCTGGGTGAACGCGGAGGGAATGAAGAACATCGCAGAGCGGATCGTCCACGAATCAACCTACCTCGACGTGCCCCGCGACTGGCTGGGCGAGCAATTCCTCGCCGACGCGGAATCGCTGCGAAGGACCAACTACCGCGCCTATGAAAACGAATACCTCGGGAACATAACGGGCACCGGCGGCCAGGTCTTTGACAACCTGGAGCTGCGCACGATCACCGAGGAGGAGATCGAGGCGCTCGAGGACTTCCACAACGGGCTGGACTTCGGATTTGCCGTGGACCCGGACGCCTTCACGCGCTGGGGCTACAGCAGGGCGACCCGCCGGCTCTACGCCATATCGGAATACTACGGCAGCAACACGCTGACCGACACGCTGGCCGGGAAGGTGAAGACCCTCTCCTCCGGCGGGCTGATCTACTGCGACAGCGAGGACCCACGGATGATCGCGGAGCTTCGGCAGCGCGGAGTGAGCGCCATCGGCGTGAAGAAGGGACCCGGCAGCGTGGAACACGGGATCCGCTGGCTGCAAAACCTCGGAGCCATCATCGTGGACTCGGCGCGGACCCCCAACATCGCCCGGGAGTTTCGGCTGTACGAATACACGAAGGACCGGCAGGGCAACTTCCTGCCCGACGTCCCCGACAAGGATAACCACACCATCGACAGCTGCCGCTACGCCATGCGGCCCGTCATGGACAACGAATCAATGTCCGCGCCGCCGCCCGACTACGGGAACGACCGGGAAAGCTACTGGAGGTGACGACGCTGATGCCCAGCGCGATGAAGGAATATGGAGCCATCGGCCAGCGACGCTACGCTGGAATTTTCAGCGAGGAGTTCCTGCGGGAGCTTCAAGGGAAACGGGGAATCGAGATATACAGAGAGATGAGCGAGAACGACGACGTCTGCGGTTCTATCCTCTACGCCATCGAGGCGCTCATTCGACAGGCCACCTGGGAGGTGCGCCCCGGCGGAGACAGCGACAAGGACCGGGAGGCCGCGGAATTTGTCCAGAGCTGCATGGACGACATGCAGGACACGTGGAGCGACACGCTCTCGGAGATATTGACCTTCCTGCGGTTCGGCTGGAGCTACCACGAGATCGTCTATAAGCGCCGGACCGGCAACGTGAACGACCCGCGGCAAAAGAGCAAATACACCGACGGACTGATCGGCTGGCAAAAGCTGCCAATCCGCTCCCAGGAGACACTGTTCAGATGGGAGTACGACGACAACGACAACCTCACCGGCATGACGCAGATGCCCCCGCCCCGGTTCCAGATGTGTACCATCCCCATCGAAAAGGCGCTGCACTTTCGGACCAAGAGCGTGAAGAACAACCCCGAGGGCCGCTCGATATTCCGAAACGCCTACCGGGACTGGTACTTCAAGCGCAGGATCCAGGAGATCGAGGGAATGGGCATCGAGCGCGACCTCGCCGGCTTGCCAGTCATGTGGACCCCTGAGGGCATGGACCCGTGGAACCCGGCAAACGCCATGCTGCGGCAGCGGGCGGAGGCCATCGTTCGGAACGTCCGCCGCGATTCGACCGAGGGCCTCGTGCTTCCCTTCGGCTGGGACTTCAAGCTCATGTCCTCCGGCGGCACCCGGCAGTTCGACACGAACAAGATCATCGAGCGATACGACACGCGGATCGCGATGACCGTCATGGCCGACTTCCTGCTGCTGGGCCACCAGAACGTGGGCAGCTTTGCTTTGAGCAGCGACAAGACCCGGCTGTTCAGCATGGCCCTGGGGAGCTACCTCGACATCATCTGCGAGGTTTTCAACGGCCAGGCCATCCCCCGGCTGATCGGAATGAACGCCGACCACTTCAAAGGGATCACCGAATACCCCGAGCTGACCCACGGCGACGTGGAGACGCCCGAGCTGAAGGACCTGGCGGCCTACCTCAAAGAGCTGACCGGCGCGGGCATCATCATGCCCGACGAGGAGCTGGAAGCCTACGCCCGGAAGATCGCCAACCTGCCCGAGCGCCTGGAGGACACGCAGTTCGACCGGGAGGCCCGGCGGCAGCAACAGCGCGAAGGTCGGCAGCGCCAGGACGAAGAAACCCGGCGGGCTGCCCAGGACAAGGGGCAGAGCATCGACACCGACGACATCGCCGCCGACGAGGACAACCTGGTCGCCCAGGAGGCGAAGAAGCGGCTCGGCAGATAAGCAAAGGACACCACACGGGAGGCGAAGCAGCGAATGGCAGACGTTGACATTCTGGAGCGCCTCTCCTCGTTCATCGATTACGAAAGCCCCAAGCTGACGGAATTCCTCTACGGCTTGTGGGGCGACCAGGCGAACGCCATCACCTACCACGAGCTGCGCGACGCCATCATGGACGGCAGCCTCTCGCTGGAATACCTGCGGGACTGGCAGCAGGACTACAGCAAGTTCATCGTGGAGGCATACAAGCCCGTCGCGGAAAAGGCCATCGCCCAGGCGGCAGCCGACCTGCGCACCGAGTACGGCGCGGGCTTCCACGACCCGATGGCCGCGAAGGTGGACAGCTTCATCCAGGAACACGGAGGCCAGCTGATCCGCCGAGTCTCGGTGGAGCAGTACAACGCCGTGAACACGCTGGTGCGACAGGCCGCGTTTACCAACACGATGACGGTCGACCAGCTGGCGCGGGTGATTCGCCCATGCGTCGGGCTGACCACCCGACAGGCGCAGACGACGAAGCACTTCTACCAGAGCCTGGTCGACGACGGCTACAGCCACAAGGAAGCCTACAAGCGGCAGCTCGTCTACGCCGCGAAGGTCCACCGCCGCCGCGCTGCGCTGATCGCGCAGACGGAGCTGGCCTACGCCTACAGCGCCGGCTGGCATGCGACGATCGAGCAGAACGTCGAAGACGGCGTCCTCCCGCCGGGCACGAAGAAGGTCTGGCTCACCGCGGAGGACGAAAAGGTCTGCCCCGAGTGCGGAAAGATGAATGGCGAGGCCGTCCTCTGGAACGAACCCTTCAGCAACGGCAGCGACTACCCGCCCGCGCACCCCAACTGCAGATGCCACCACAAGATCGAGTTCGTGGACCTGCTGACGCAGACGCAAATCCACGAACCGCCCGTGGAGCCGGCGCAGACGCAGATCACCACCGACGGGGAGGATTACGCGGAGGAGGAGTTCACCGAGGCCCACGCCCAGGTGGTCGAAGCGCCGGCGGAGACGACCGGGCAACAGTACACGATCCGCGCCGCGGAGGAACCGACCGACGGCACCGGCTCCATCATCGAGCTGGCACCCGGCACCGGCACGTCGGCAGCCGTAGAAGTTCCAGGAAGGGGCTTGCTTTCTGGCGCGGGTGATGGTATGATTGCCATAGAGAGCGAACAGCTCCGCCGATACGTGGCAGCCGACGGGCACGAAATCATCGACCAGCCGACTTATAACAAGCTGACCAAGCCGTTTCTGAAAAATGGCGGCACCATCATACGAGGCGAGGAGGCGGCCAGACACCTGGAGGGTCGCGCCTCTGCCGCCTACATCGTCGGAGGAAACACAGCATTCATCCGCGACGACCCGACGGTTTCAGACGTCATCGAGGAGATGTACCACGCCAAGCAGGACCGCCGCGGAGACTACGCAGACAAGCCGCTGGTTGAAATGCTGCTCCGACGGGAGGTCGATGCGCAGAATCATCTTCTGCGGTCTGTGAAAAGATATAAAATACCAGCAGAGGAAACCGCCGTGACGCGGCAAAACCTCAAGGACTATAAAGCCCAGCTGGCAGCACTAATCAACAAGAGGAGGTGGCACCGTGGCATCTTCAAGCTATTTGATCGTCGATGACTTCCAAGCGGGAAAGAGCGACCGCCGCGTCCTCGTCCTTGACAGACCCTTCAGCTTCACAGACGGAGAGCGGCTGACCATAGACGACAAGGAATACGCCGCCGCCCTCTGTTCGATTCCAGACTGGGTCATCATCCAAAGCAGCGACAGCTTCACAGGGAAGACTGCCGTCTTCTCGTAAACAGTACACACAACCCCCACACCGCCCGATGGGCGGTTTTTTTATGCCCAAATTCAGAACAGGAGGATTCACCCATGAACAATCAGGACTTCATCCAGCTGGCGACCGCGGCGGTCGTCCACTACTTCAACGAACAGGCGGACAGCACCGACAAGAACGGGAAGATCACCGAGGAAGACGTATACGTGGTCTGGCTCTGCAAGACGCTGCAGAACAACAAGGCCATCCTCTCGACCACCGTCCCCGACGGAATGATCTACGAGTTCACCTGGAACGGCGACAGGAAGGAAGGTTACCTCGACGTTTACAAGAAATGGAAAAACGTCGTGGTCCGACCGGACGAAACGGTCACCATCTGACGCAGAGGAGGCCGCGCCCCATGTACCTTAAAACGTTGAAGATCGAGGACATCATCCCATACGCGAACAACCCGCGAATCAACGACCAGGCGGTCCCCGCCGTGGCGGAGAGCATCCAGAAGGACGGATACAGGAACCGCATCGAGGTGGACGAAAACAACGTTGTCCTGGCAGGACACACCAGGCTCAAGGCGCTGAAGAAGCTGGGCTGGACCGAGGTCGAAGTCGAGGTCCACGACGACATGACCGAGGAGCAGAAGCGGGACTACCGCGTCCGCGACAACGCGACCGGCGAGCTGGCTGAGTGGAACTACGACCTGCTCCCCGGCGAGATCGAGGGGCTGGACTTCTCCAGCTTTGACTTCGGCTTCCCGGATGAGATCGGCACCGAGGAGAAGGAAGCGGAGGAGGACCACTACGACCCGCAGCCTCCCGAGGAGCCGACCTCGAAGCGCGGCGACGTCTACCAGCTGGGCCGCCACCGGCTGATGTGCGGAGACAGCACACAGCTCGACAACGTCCTCCGGCTGATGGGCGGCCAGTACGTCGACCTGCTCGTGACCGACCCGCCCTACAATGTAAACCTCTTTGGGGGGGGGAATTGACACCAAAGGTCGCACCCACCACGAAGCCATCGCCAACGACTTCTTCAAGGACACCGAGGAGTACACGGCCTTCCTGACCGACGCCTTCAAGGCGGCATTCAGCGTGATGGCCGTCGGCGCTCCCTTCTACGTCTGGTACGCCTCGAAGTACCACACCGCGAATGAGACGGCGCTGATCCGGGCAGGGCTGCCCACCCGCCAACAGCTGATCTGGGTGAAAAGCCAAATCATCCTCGGCCATTCGGACTACCACTGGCAGCACGAACCCTGCCTCTACGGCTGGAAGGAAGGATCGCACTACTTCACCGACAGCAGGAAAGAGGCGACGGTCGTCGACGACGCGAAGCCCCGGGACTTGAAGAAGATGAACAAGGCGGAGCTGCTGGAATACGCCATCGCACTCACGGCCCAGCGGGAGAACGCCATCACCACCGCCATCCGGGAGGACAAGCCCATCGTGGCCGACCTCCACCCGACGATGAAGCCGATCAAGCTGTTCGATCGCCTGATTCGGAACAGCTGTCCCCAGGGGAAGAACGTGCTGGACCTCTTCGGTGGCAGCGGCACCACGATCATGGCCGCGGAGCAAAACGGACGCCGCGCCTTTGTGATGGAGTTCGAGCCGGCCTACGTCGACACCATCATCGACCGCTGGCAGAAATTCACGGGAGAGCGGGCGCAGCTGATCGCCCAGGCTTAGTAATTCAGATTTGCCCCAATACGGCCCAGACAGCCGCCTCCGTTTCTACCCTTCCCAACCCTCGACTGCGACACCACACACGGGTCACAGCGAATTAAAATCCGTTAAAACATCATTCGGAGGGAACAGAGCCATGAGCAAGACGTTTCAAGAGTACATCACGCATCAGCAGCAGCCACGGGCAGACCCCGCGGAGGGGAACGCGCCCTGCGAGGGCGAGCTGCGCTGCAACTTCAAGATAGCGAAGTCAGACGACGAACAACGGCTGGTATTTGGCTGGGCCTCCGTTGCCGAACGCGCCGACGGGGAGACGGTCGTGGATTGGCAGGAGGACATCGTGGAGATGCCCGAGCTGGAACAGGCCGCCTACAAGTTCGTGCAGCTGTACCGGGAGGGCAGCGAGATGCACGAACGCGGAGGCTTCGACATCGCCATTCTCGTGGAGAGTATGGTCTTCACCGAGGAGAAGCTGGCGCTGCTGAATATCCCCGCGGGCACGATTCCCCACGGCTGGTGGGTGGGCTTCCTCGTCACCGACGACGACGTCTGGGCGAAGGTCAAGGATGGGACCTATTCCATGTTCTCGATTGAGGGTGAAGCCCAGCGAATCAAGGTCGAAAACGAATAAACCGACAGGGAGGATGATCACCCATGCCCACGAAACTGAAGGGACTCAAAATCAAGCGGGTCGCCCTCGTGGATGAGGGCGCGAACCCCGACGCGCACATCCGATTTGCAAAGAGAAAAGACGGAGCGCCCGAGGGCGATGCCCAGGCGAACCCCGAGGCCATCACCGAGGCCCAGGCCAACGGAATCCTCAAGAGGATGACCGACGCCTTCATGGAGATGTTCAAGCCCGTGGTGAAGGACGCCCACACGTTCAGAGAGGCGGAGGCCGTCCGGGACTACGACAACATCATGGACAAGGAAGTCTGGCCGGCGCTTTACGCGATGGCTGACAGCATCCGCTCGATTCTCTTTGACACCGACAAGAGCGACAGCGAGAAGGAAACGCTGCTGAAAACCAGCGCCTCCGAGTTCGCCTCCGCGCTTTCCAACTATGCGGGAAGCTGGTCGTCCGCGAAGCTGGCGAACGCCACCATCGCCAAGAGCGCCGACGCCCTGGTGCAGATGCGCGACGAAATCGACGCCATCATCGCCAAGAACAACGGCGAAGCCGGCGACCCCGGCCAGCAGCCGACCGAGGACGACAGCGATCCCGCATCCACCAACGAACCGACGGGTGAAACGGAGGGCGAAGCCCCCGGCACCGTCACGAAAGGAGCAACCGACATGAAGTTCAACACCGATGCCATGACCCCCGAGGAGCGGGCGCAGTTCGAAGACTTCGCCAAGCGTTACGGCACCCCGGAGGCCGACCCCGCCACCAACACCGACCCGACCCCCGCCGCCCAGCAGCCCAGCGCCACCGATGAGGTCGTGAAGGGCATGAAGACCGAGCTGGAGGAGCTGCGCAAGTTCAAGGAAGCCGCCGAGGAGCGCGAGCTGACCGAGATCGCCAAGCGCTACACCATCCTGGGCAAGAAGGTCGAGGACCTGCTGCCCGTGATGAAGTCCCTCAAGGCCACCAGCCCCGTGGCTTACGCGCAGTACATCGCCGGCATGGACGAAGCGGTCAACGCCGTGGAGAAGTCCGGCACCTTCGCGGAGATCGGCAAGCGCGGCACCGCCACCAACGGCGACGATGCCTGGGCGAAGATCGAAACCGCCGCCACGGAGATCCAGAAGTCCAAGGCGGGCATGACCTGGGCCGACGCCATCGACCAGGCATGCATGCAGCACCCCGAGCTGCTCGAGCAGTATGAAAAGTCCCGCGGCTAATCAGCCGGACGGGAGAGAGGAGAGAGAAACATGGCGTACATCAATCATTCCTACAACGACAGCCCCGTCATTCACGGCGAGGCTAACGCCGCGCTGACCGCCCCGGCCATGAAAGCCTTTGCTTTCAACGCCAGCGGCAAGGTCATCCTGCCCGCTGCCTCCGGCGACTTCGCCGTGGGCATCGCGCTGGCGAACACCGACGACGTGGCCGCGGGCGGCGGCATCGACCTGCAGGTCAAGGACGGCTGCCTTGCCATCGTCGGCGAAACCGTGAAGCGCGGCGACCTGCTGATGGCCCACACCGACGGCACCCTCAAAAAGGCCACCGCCGGCAAGCAGGTGCTGGCCGTTGCCATTGGCGACGCGGCGAAGGACAAGCCCTGCGAGGTCTACATCATGCGGACGCTGATCGCGCCCTCCGCTTAATCGCGCCGCGAAGAAAGGAGAAAAACCGACATGAGGAATGCCATGACCAATGAAGCGATCGCCCATCAGATCGCGAAGGGCTGGAAGCCCAACTTCTACCTGACCAACATGAGCGTGGCGCACTTCCAGCCGGACGACTGGTTTGTGTCCCCGTTCATCTTCCCCATCCTGCCCGTCCCGACCAGCGTCGGCAACTACTACAAGTTCGACAAGGGCGACCTGGCCCGCGACAACGTGCGCAGGAAGCCTGAGTTTGGCCGCGTTGCCCCGATGGTTTTCGGCCACGACACCGACACCTACACCTGCGAGGTCGACCAGGTGCTGATCGGCCTGGACCAGATCAAGACGCTGGACTACCAGCGGGCCAACACCCCTGGCATCAACGACCCTCGCCGCGCGAAGGTCCGCATGGCCACCGAGCAGATGAAGCTCCACCAGGACATCATCTTCGCCAACGGCTACTTCAAGACCGGCGTCTGGAACACCGAGTACGCGGGCAAGTCCACCACTCCCGGCACCGGCGAGTTCTGGCAGTTCGACAACGCCAACTTCGACCCGGTCTCCTTCTTCGGCGGTCTGCGCCGCCAGATGCAGAAGGAAGGTCGCCGACTGCCCAACGTGCTGGCCCTGGGCGTTGAAGCCTACGAGGCGCTGAAGAACAACCCCGACCTGCTGGACCGCGTGAAGTATTCCGGCTCCACCGCGAACCCCGCGACGGTCAACGCGAACGTCATCGCCCAGCTGCTGGAGATCGAGCGCGTCGTCGTGCTGAACAGCACCTACAACAAGGGCGCTTTGGGCGTGACCGACATGGACTTCGTCTGCGATTCCAAGGCCGCGCTGCTGGCCTATGCCAATCCCACCCCCGCCATCGACGAGCCGTCCGCCGGCTACACCCTGGCCTGGGATATGCTGGGCAACGGCAGCTACCTGGCCTTCGATCAGTTCGAGGGCGAGAAGGGCACCCACACCGAGTTCATCGAGGGCCTCATGTCCAGCACCCCGAAGAAGGTCTGCGACGAGCTGGGCTACTTCCTCAAGGACTGCTGCGCTTAAGGCGACAGACCGACGACGGCCCATGTCATAGACGGCATGGGCCGTCGGCATTCAGCCAGTACCCGCACCGCTCTACAAGGGCAGCCGCATGCGTTATCCGTCACGCTGCGGGCGAGCCGGGAGCAGCCAGGACCCCGCCCCGTCCGTGTGCTTTGTCACTCACCTCCTGCGCATGGGCGATGCCCTCGCCGTCCTTAACCCGGCTGCAAAAGGGGCGACACTACTATGCCCGACAGACCATGCGGACCGACGGCGCAAAGGGCATCTAACGGTGCTTTGACTTTTGAGGAAAGGAGGTACACCCCCATGAAGAAATACATCGCGGCCAAGCCGTGCAGCTTCGGCGGCAAGAGGTACATCATCGGCGAAACAATTCCGACGGAGGCCGTCGACCCGGCCCGCGCCCCGGCGCTGATCAAGTACGGGACCATCCAGGAAGTCGAGGTTCCCGAGGCTCCTGCGGCCCCCGAGGCTCCTGCGGCCCCCGAGGCTCCTGCGACTGGCAAGGCTGACAAGGCCAATAGAGAGAAGGTGAAGTAAATGGCAATGACCTTCACCTACGAACCGACAGACATCACGACGCTGTCCGTCAGCCGCGCACGCTTCGAGCTGGGCGACATATCCGTGGACGGAGGCCAGGAAACCGCCTACCTTTCCGATCAGGAAATCCAGGCTATCCTCGACACCGAGGGCAGCTGGAAGCGAAAGCTGTTCAGACTGGCCGCCGCCGTTTGTATGCGCCTCTCCTACGAAACCAACTGGAAGGACGACGGGACCTCCTTCGACCTCAACCAGCGGGCCGAGCGCTGGCTCAAGCTCCGGGACAGGCTGGAGAAGGAAGCGGACCTCGAGGATTGCCTCCCCGAGTCCGGCGCGGTCAACGACAGCCTCCAGGCCCCCGACGGAGGTCACTACTTCCGCCGGAACATGACCAACTCCCCCTACGTCCAGCCGCCATTCGTCCCCGGAGGTGATCTGCCGTGATGAAGTTCGGCAGAATCGGGATGAAGCGCCCCGAGGATTTCCCCAAGCTGTTCTTCGTGTACAGCCAGGGAACCACCACGAGCGACAAGGGGCGTGTTTTGAAAGACACCCCCGAGAAGAAGTGCGAGCTGCGCTGCATCCTTTCCATCGCCGACCCGGATGAGGTCGAGCGGTTCAAGCAGGACAAGGTCGTGGTCACCCACACCATCTTCCACAGGGGAGCGCCCCAGGCGAAGAAGGACGACGTTTTTAAACTCATTAAAAACGGCGTAGCGACGCGCACCTTCCGGGTGGCTGCGGTTCATAACAAAGGGGAAATGGACATCGACACGACCTACTACTGCGAGGAGAGGGGCGACGTGAAATCATGCTGATCAGCGTAAACCTCAACAACATAGCAGCGCAGGCCGTGGACCAGATCAAGGCGCAGCTGCCCACCCGAGCCATGCAAGCGGCTCACATTTTGAAGAACAGCTCGCAGGAAATACTCGGCCACGAGGGCGGAGGCGGGAAGACCTACAGGAAACCTGCTGGTGGCACATATCAGGCGTCCGCCCCGGGAAGCCCTCCCGCGATGCGTACCGGCACCCTCATGCGGAGCTGGCGACCGATCGTCTACGGCGATTATAACCCAGGACTCGAGGGCGGAACCCCCTACGCCGGCTACCTTGAGTACGGCACACCGGGCGGCATGATTGCAGCGAGGCCCTACATCGATAAGATTGTCGAGCTTTCCGAACCAGAGATCACCGCCATCTATAGCACCCCCTACGACATATCGATCAATTGAGTGGAGGAGGGGAACGCTATGGAACTATACGCGATGATTTACCAGAGGCTGGTCCAGGACCCAACGCTCGCCGGGCTTCTCGCTCAATACGACGACCGCCCCGCCGTGTTCTTCCAACGCGCAGCCGCGGACGACGACGACAAATGGGGAACCATTGTCGGCGACGACGGAGACACGCTGCCGCTCCAATACCCGCGGATAGACTACAACGTCGACACGCAGGAAAACCCGGCGCGGAACACCAGCGGCACGCTGATGCTGAACGTCTGGTGCGACGCCCAATTTGGAGCGGAACCCGAGGCGATCGAAGCCCAACTCCGCGAATTGCTCCACGTCGCCTTTGCACAGACCGACGACTACGCCTACTGCCTCGCATGGCTGCGGTCGGACGCCTTCGAGATCAAGAAGACCCCCAACGAAGCAGCGCGGACCTACGGCGTGACCGTCATCTTCGACCTCATGGCTTGCCCGTCACAGATTACGCTGTACCCCGACCCCATCAAGGGAATGAACCAATGGACGAAGGGCATTCTCCCCAACGCCACGGTCATCGGACTGGACAGCATCGACGGATGGCTGATGCCCACCCGGGACGCCCCGGTCATTTACTGGCGGATCACCGCCCAGGAAAAGGCGAGGCAGCACTTCACCCACACCTGGCTCGGCATCACCATCGAGGGGCACGTCTACTGCAGGAACGCAGCCGACCGGCTGTACAACCTCACCCACTTAAATGCGGCATATGCCCTCGCGGACCACATCCCGCTCGAGGACACATCGCCGCTTTTTTTGCGGACCTTCAACGTCCAGCCCCACATGAACTACACAAAGACCGGGCAGATCAGGGCGACGGGATTCTTCGGACTCCTGCAGCCCGAGGCGCACCTGTCCACGAACGCCACCGGCGAAAAGCTGAAGAACGCGATCACGGACACGAACTACCTCGAGGATTGACCCGCTCGGGATTTGCAAGGAAAGGAGAAGAAAGGCTCATGGCTGAGAAGAAGACCGAACCCATCGTCCAGCAGAAAGCGGAAACCTACGAGGCAGCGGAGATCGCTGCCAACGCCCCGCGCCTGTTCGGATACAGCGTCGACATCGCCACCGCGGCCCTTGCCTTCAACGGCATCGAACGCGCCACCATCGCCGACGCGAAGAAGACCATCAAAGACTTTGCGGAAAGGAAGGTATAACCCATGGCAGGAAGATACTCCATCGGAGAAACCAAAGTCCGCCCCGGTATCTACTTTAGGCAGGAGAACGGCGGCGGCGACGAAGCGGCCGGTGCCACGAACGGCATCGCGGCCGTGGCCTTCAAGGCCAACTGGGGCAAGCTCGGCGAGGTCGTGACCATCGAGAACCCCGCGGACATCGCTACCCTTTTCGGTGACGATTCCGGAAGCAACAGCAACGTGTCGATTCTGAACGCCATCTTTGCGGGCGGCGCTTCCCAGATTCTGGCCGTTCGCGTCGGCACCGGCGGCACCAACGCCGCGATCACGCTGAAGGACACCGCCAGCACCGCCGCGGACGTCGTCACCCTGACGGCGAAGTACGCGGGCACCCGCGCTCTGGCCGTGACCATCAAGGACAGCCTGTCCATCACCACGATGCGCGAGTGCATCATCTACAGCGGCACCGCCGAGCTGAGCAAGGTCCTGTTCGCCAAGGGCAACGCCGGCGAGGTCGACGCGCTGGTGGCCGCCATCAACGGCAGCGAGGACTGCGTCGTGACCGCGACGAAGGTCGCCGACGGCAACGGCCTGATGGCCTCCGTCACCCAGACCGCCTTTACCATCGCGGGCGTTTCCCCGACCATCGCCAACACCGACTACGACGCGGCCTTCACGCTGCTGGAAGCCACCAAGTGGAACAGCATCTGCGTGGACAGCAACGACACCGCCGTCCATGCGCTGCTCAAGGCTTTCATCACCCGCGCCAACGACGCCGGGCTGATGGGCGTGGCCTTCGTCGGCGAGCCGACCTCCGTCGCCTATGCCACCAGGAAGACCAACGCCGCCGCTTTCAACAGCGAGAACATGGCCTACTGCTTGAACGGCTTCGGCATCGGCAGCGTGGACTACGAGGGCTGGAAAGCCGCGGCCCTGGCCGCCGGCTATTTCGCCTACCTGCCCAGCAACGATTCCATGACCCACAAGCAGATCCCCGGCGCGACCCGCATCATCGGCGCTCTGACCAACACCCAGGTCGTCGAGTGCCTCCAGAGCGGCGCGATCGTGTTCACCGTTTCCGCCAGCGGCAACGTGTGGTTCGAGCAGGGCATCAACACCCTGGTCTCCCTCCGCGCCGATCAGGACGCCGGCTGGAAGAAGCTGCGCCGCGTGAAGACCCGCTACGAGCTGATCGACCGTATCAACGTGGCCACCGAGAACGTCGTGGGCAACGTGAACAACGACGACAACGGACGCGCCACCTTCCTGGCGATCTGCAACGGCGTCGGCGCGGACATGATCGCGGAGGGCAAGCTGCAGACCTTTGAGGCGAGCGAAAGCACCTCCAACCTGCCCCGTGGTGACAGTGCCTGGTTCGTCTTCGACGTGCTGGACAACGACAGCATGGAGCATATCTACCTGACCTATATGTTCCGCTTCAGCGAAACCTAATAGGCAGCGAGAAAGGAGAGTAAGCGAGAATGGCAAAGATCAAAGCGGTTAACGATTCCCCGGCGGTCGACGTCCGGAAGGTTTTGTCCGGCAAAGACGGCGTCCTCTACGACGGCGACGGCAACATGCTGGCCACGATGGAGAGCTTCACTTCCCAGGCGAACGTAACAAACGCCAACTTCCAGCCGCTCGGATCCGCGATGGAGCGCAGCAGCATGACCAGCTATCGCGTGACGCTGACCATGAGCGAGATCGTGGTCTACGACAGCGACTTCTTCGTGCAGATCATGAATGGCCTGGAAACCGGCATTATGCCCGTTTTCAACTTCCGCGGCATGATCCGCTCCCCGTATGACGGGAAGAAGGAACAGGTTGTCTACCGCGACTGCGTCCCGGACGGCACCATCGACATCCAGAACATGTCCACCGGCGAGCTGTACAAGAGGAGCTGGAGCTTCATCTGCAACAACCCGCCCAAGCTGCAGTCCAGGATTTGATGCGAATAGACCGCCCATCCCGGGCGGTCGCCTCACAGGCGAAGAACGGCACCCCAGGGCGACGAAAGCCGCTCTGGGGGAATTAAAATCCGTTAAAACCATATTTTAAAACAGGAGGAGACAAACCATGATGAATGAGATGAAGGACTTCCCCGTTTACGACGAAGCGGAGGAGATCGAGGAGCAGGAAATCGAAGACGAGGCCGTCACCCCCGAGGAGCTGCGCTTCAGCGAGGATGAGCTTCTGAAAGCGCTGACCGAGCAGGAACACCTGGAAGTCACGGAAACCATCGAAGTCAACTTTGCCAACCGGGTAACCTTCCAGTTCAGGATCCGTCCCCTCTCGGAGAAGGAATGGAACTACTGCCGCGAGCGCAACACCAAGTACAAGAAAAACCGCCGCCTGGGCGGCATGAAGGTCGTGGACGACACCGACACCGTCGGCTACCATAGCTTGCTGATCTACACGGCCACCGTGGACGAAGACAAGGAAAAGCTGTGGAACAACAAGAAACTCTGGAAAGCCGTGGGCGCGTTGACCGGCACCGACATGATCGACAAGCTGATCCCCTACGCGGGCAAGAAGCAGCAGATCGTGGAGCGCATCGAACGCCTGTCCGGCTACGACGATGAGAGCGAAGACGAGTACGAGGAGACCGTAAAAAACTAATCCTCGCTGGCGGCAAAGCGCGGCTCTTGCATTATATCTTCCAGAGGACAGGAATGTGCCCGGATGAAGTGATGCGAAAGCCGCGCTTTGTTCGTACCTTTCTGCTGAAAAGCATGGAGGTGCAGATCGAGGCGGAGGCCCAGGAGGCAGAGGCAGCCCGCCAGCGCAGGAAGGAAGCCATGGAGCAGATGCAAAGGAACCGCCGGAGGAGATGAGAACAGATGGAGCAGGTATTCAGAATCGAGATACCAGTCGAGGTCACCAGCAAGAGCGACCTCGGGAAGGTGCAGCAGATACAGGCCATTCTTGAGAAGGCCGATCAGGAAGCGCGAAAGCTGGCAAGCTCGGCTGATTCCGCTTTTAATAAGATTTCCTCCGGCGCTTCCAGCGCAGCCTCGGCGATGGACCAGGTGAACAGCGCCGCGCAGAAGTCCTCCGACGCGATGGACAAGGTCAGCGAGGCCACCGACGAAGTGGGGGAGAACGCCGAGGATGCCGCCGATTCCATGGACGAGATCGGCGACGCCGCGAAGGACGCGGGTAACGCAGCAAAGGGCGCGTTTGACGGAGCGGGCCAGAGCGCGGACAAGTTCAGCCAGAGAATGGAAAAGAGCGAGCGGACGCTCCGCTCGATGTTCAAAGAGAAACTCAAGATGACGATGGAGGCGGTCGACAAGATCAGCCCCGTCGTCAAGGACATAAAGGAAAAGGTGTCGTCGCTGGCGGCCAAGGCGTGGAAGGTCACCGTGAAGCTGGCCGACCTCGTGACCGCGCCTTTCCGGGCGTTGAAAAATATGATCATGTCGCCCATAACGATGACGCTGTCGATTGCGGGAATCGGGCTGGGCGCTTCGAGCTTTTACCAGACGTTCACGGAGTTCGAGGCTGGCATGAGCAACGTCAAGGCGCTGTCCGGCGCGACGGATGAGGAGTTCAAAAAGCTCACCGCCACCGCCTCGGAATTGGGCGCGACAACGAAGTTCACCGCCGCGGAGGCGTCCGAGGGCATGCAGTACCTCGCCATGGCGGGCTGGAAGACCAGCGACATCATCGCGGGCATGCCCGGCCTTCTGCAGCTGGCAGCCGCCGGCGGCACCGACCTCGGTACCGCCGCCGACATCGTGTCCGACGTGATGACCGCCATGGGCATGAGCGCGGAGGAGGCAACCCGCGCCGCCGACATATTCGCCAGGACGGCCACGTCCTCGAACACCACAATCAGCATGATGGGCGAGACGCTGAAGTACGCGGCCCCCATCGCGCACTCCTTCGGCCTGGAGCTTTCCGAGGTCGCCACCATCACCGGCATGATGGCGAACGCGGGCATCAAGGGCGGCAGCGCGGGCACCGCGATCAGGTCGGCGTTGCTGCGCATGGCCAGCCCGAGCAAGGAAGCGGCAAAGGCCATGTCCGCGCTCGGCCTCACCTTCTCCGACAGCACCGGGAAGATGAAGGACATGCAGACCATCATGAAGGACCTCGGTACGGCCTTCCGCGGTTTGTCCGAGCAGGAAAAACTGGCATTTGCCGACGACATATTCGGAAAGAACGCGGCGAGCGCCTGGCTCTCCGTCATCGAGCAGGGCGAGAGCGCCTACAATGGACTTTTTGAGGCGATCGACAATTCCGAGGGCGCAGCGCAGAAAATGTCGGAGATCCAGCTGGACAACCTCGCCGGCGACGTAACGCTGCTGCAAAGCGCCGTCGACGGTATGAAGGTCAGCCTCATGGACAAAGTGAACCCCTATCTGCGCTCGGGCGTCCAGTGGCTAACCGCGCAGATTCCCGCGCTGACCGAGGCCATCGGCAACTTCATCGACAAGGGAATCGCCAAGGCGAAGGAACTGAAAGAGCTGATCGGTGGGGTTTTCAACAGCGAGGAGTTCCAGAACGCAGACAGCCTCGCCGACAAGTTCTTCATCGCCTGGGACAAGATCATCGCCGAACCCTTCAACGCCTGGTGGGAGGGCAGCGGGCGCGAATTCGTCCTCGGCATCGTAAAGAAGGTCGGCTCCACCTTTGGAGAGGTCCTGCATGGCGTAGTCGCCGGAATCTTCGCCGCCATCAAGGGCGAGGAGATCGACTTCGAGGGACTGAACCTGACCGGCATCGCCAAGGCCGGCGCGGAGGCCGCGAAGGAATACGTGACCTCGTTTGTGGGCGGTCTGAATGCCGGGAACCTCGTCAGCGAGATGCCCGGCGCGTTGAAAGCGGGCCTGATTGGATTCGGAGCCATGAAGGTCGGCGGCGGACTTTACAGCGGATACAAGAGCTTCACGTCTCTGGCCGCAGCCATGAAGATCCTCAAAGGCGGAGCATTGACCGCCGCACCCGTGGTAGCGAGCGTCGGAGAGTCGGTCGCCGCCGCCGGCGCGAGCGCCGCGACAGGGGCATCCGCTTTCGGTGGCTTGGGCAGCGCACTGGCCGCCATCCCCGGATGGGGCTGGGCCGCGCTGGCCGCTTTGACCGCGGTCGGCATCGGCTACAAGGTATACCACGATCAGCAGGAAAAGCAGCGGGAAAAGCTGCTTCACATGGGCGATGAGGTGGAAGCCGCCGGCCAGCGATACGTCGAGGCCGTCCAGCGCGTGCAGGACCTCGACACCACGCTCGAGGGAATCCAGGAAATCAAGCTCAGGATGACCGAGGACAAGCAGCAGAACGAAGAAGTCATCGCCCAGGTCAAAGACGAGATAAACAGCGAACTGCAACAGTACCTCACTTTGCAAGCCAAGCTCGCCGATGAGTTTATAACAGAGGAGGAGCGCCAACAGATCCAGGCGCAGATCGCCGAGCTGGACGGAAGCGTGACCCTTTCGGCAAAGCTGGAGGCCTCCGGGTACAACCCGCTTCAAGCGGGAATCATTTTGGCCCAGTTTAACTCCGTGAAGGAAGCGGAGAAGAATGTGGCGCTGAACCTTGCAACCCACACCAACAAGACTCCCGAAGAGATCGCCACGCTGACGCAGAACCTCACGGACCTGATGGCGGTCAGGGAGGAGAAGCAGCTGAAGATCACCGGCTACGAAAAGAGCGCAGCGGAGATCGAAGATCTGAAAATCAAGGCAAGCTCGCTCAGAGCGAGAATGTCGCAGATTGAGCTGAAGGTCAAAGAGGGCGACGGGTCGCAGGAGCTGATCGACGAGTACAACGGATACAAGGCGGAACTCGCCGTCATCGATCTGCAGCTCCAAGGGCACGAGATGAGCGACAGCGAAAAGGAAACGCTACTCGGGCAGGTCAAAGAAATCGAAAGCGCCATCGACGAATGCGTCGTGACGCTGACGATGGACCCAAACAGCACCTTCAAGCAGGAGGACGTGAACCAGCTGATGGAGCTGCTGGCTACCGCCGGAGACCATCAATGGCACCTCGGCGTGAACCTTGCCACCGGCAGCGTGACGGCGGAGGACATGGAGGCATTCAATCAGCAGCTGGAAGCCTACGCCCAGCACCTGGAGGAGATCAGCGGAGGCGCGATCAGAGCCGAGGAAGTATTGACCGGCGAGATTTCCGAAAGCACACAGGGCAAGATTGACAGGCTCCATCACACTGAAGAACTCAACAGGGAAGCCGCTTATTGGGAACTGCGCGGAAGCGTCGCTGAGTCGAGACTGTCCAGGGGAGAAGTTGTCGGAGAACGCGAGGCAGCCCAGGAAGCCGTTGATTCCGCTGCAAGCCGCGTCGGAACGATGGCGGAAGCCATCTCCAATTTGCAGGATTTACAGGCTGCCGGGCTGTTATTCGAGAATGAAAACCGCGCTGCTGAAGCTGAGTACATAGCGAAACACGGTGAACTCGACGAAGGTTATTATGAGAACTATAACGAAAGACTCGCCGCATTTGGAGAAAAGTACGGTGGTCAAATCGCCACCGTCGAAGGATTGTTCGATGAGCTTGGCTACAGTGGGCTTTTCACCACCTGGGGAGACATTGAGCAGATGGATGGCGGCCCGACCGCTGATCTGTTCGGCACTTTCATCGACAGCCTCGCCGCTGTGTACTCCGAAGCTCTGAAGAATCAGAGCGATGCCGAGGCAAGCCGCGACGAATGGAACGACAACCTCGTCCAGCAGTACGAAGCAGAGCGAAACCTGGCGACTTGGGATGTCACCAAGGGAACCGCCTACGAGGATATGAATATTGAGCAGATGGCGGAAGCCTTCAACTCGATGGACACCTCCGGCTTGCAGGTGTTCGCTGACGCTATCAACGCATTGAAGGGCGTAAATGCAAGCACAGACTACATCTCTGGTGCCGAGATGACGACGCCAGAACAGCTTGCACAGACCGCCTACCGCAGCGTGACCAACGAAGGGAATACGACACTCATCGACAGCATGAGGAGCGGGATGCAGAGCATCGAATCCGGGTACGCCCAGCGCCAGCAAATTGACCAGGCCAGCGGCTCCAACACCGCGGCGACCTATGCGAAGGAACAGGCGACGCTCATCAACGAAGCCCTGGCCTCCATCGGCTCCGACGTCAAGGTCGACGAACAGCTGAGCAACATCACCGACGCCTTCAAGGCGCTGGACGAAATCAAGATCGAGGACATGGACTTCGAGACGGCGCTGGAACCGATTACCAAGATTGCCGGAGACGTGGGAGGCATCGGCGAAAAGGTCGCGGAGGCGAAAGCGAAGATTGTGGAGATGACGGGAGTTGACCTCTCCGTGTTGAGCTTCAGCAGCGCCGCAGATTCCGCCTCCGACTTGAGCAGCAAGGCCAGCACAGCGGCGAGCAACGTTAACAGAGCGAAGCAAGCGCTCGACAACCTCAACGGTACGACAGCAGACACCTATGTCAACGAACACCATACTACAATAACAGACGGCGCACACCACGCCACCGGCGGCATCTTCAGTACAGCCCACGTCGGCCTCGTCGCCGAGGACGGCCCCGAGGCCATCATCCCCCTGGGCGGGAAGCGCAGGGAGAGGGGACTTAACCTCTGGATGGAGGCCGGCCGGATGCTCGGCGTGGGCGCTTACGCGGAGGGCGGAATCCTCGGCCCGTATTCGTCCATGCTCGGCTCTTTGCCCGACGACGTATGGGACGACGACGGAGACGGCAGCGGCGACTACAAGCCCAGCATTGCAACAGGGAACAACGGGGGCGGAGGCGGCAACGTCGTCCAGGTATCCGTGGACGTAAACCCCGAGTACAACGTCAACGGAGGCGACGACCCCGAGGCCGTCCTCGAAATCCTGCGGTCCCACCAGAACGAGCTGGCAGAGCTGCTCGGTTCCGCGATGGCGAACCAGCTCGAAGACATCATCTCCAATATGTAACCGAGGGGAGGCAGCAACCGTGAGATTCTACCTGCAGGAAAGAAAAAGGGGCGCAGCAACCCGGTTCTCCTTCCCGATCATACCCGACAAGGTGAACGCCAACTCCGGCGCGAACACTATCCCGCTCACCATCATCGGGAAAGGTGAAATGCGAATACCCCGCGGCGAAAAGGCCACGGGGTATTCCTGGGAGAGCATACTCCCCGGAGCAAGCATGAGCGCCCAATCGTTTGTGCATAACTGGAAGGACCCCAAGATCGCCGCGGCAAAGCTGGAGAAGTGGAAAAGAGAAGGAACAGAGCTTCGCTTCATGGCCGGCAAGCTCATAGATGACTACGTCTTCATCGAGACGTTCAATAAGACCTACTTCGGATTGGGGCACATCAGGTATAGCATCACGCTGACGAAATACCCCGAGCTGAAGGTGACCACCTCGCCGGCTCCCGCTCCCAGGAAGTCCAAGAGTGGAAGCGACAGCGCTTATCCGACCGGCGTGACCACAGGTACGGTCGTCTACAGGAAAGGCCCCGGCAAGAGCTATAAAAAGCTCGGCTCACTGAAGAAGGGCGAAACCGTCACGATCTATGCCACCAAGGGAAACTGGTATAAGATCAAGGAAAGCCCGGAGTGGTGGGTCTGCTCCTCGTATGTCAAGATCACCAGCGGCCTGGCAGAAACAACGACGAAGACGCAAGGAGCAAGGAAAGCGCCGGCCAGAAACCCGACCAGCAACCAGGGCAACGAAGACAGGCAGCCGCTGGTCGTCAAGGTACCGACCGCGCAGCGCGTCCAAGTCGCAAGAACAGCGGCAAAGGTCACGTTCACAGCCCAGCAAGCAGCGCCGATCAGGCGGGTGCAGTTTACAAAGTAGAGACCGACACGGAGGGCGGCAGCCATGGCGAAGACGGTAGACCTTACCAAGATAACCTACTACGTCACCGCCGTCCTCACGGACGGTCGGCTGATGCACCTGGAGGGCGTCGCGGAGAATATCGCGTGGGAGGAGAACGAGAGCGAGGTGGCCACCAGGCTGAATCTTACGCTCCGAGACATACCATTCGAGAAATCCCGGCTTTCAAAGAAGCTGGCGCTCTGCACCGCGGTATATTTGTACGCGAAGTGGGGCGACAACAAAAAACAGGAAATATTCAGAGGCACGATCTGGGAGTGGGAGCATTCGCAGACCAACGACGACGCCATCGTCGTGACCTGCTACGATTTGCTTTACTACCTGCAGAAATCCCAGGACAGCATGTACTGGCCCAAGGGACGCTTCACCTCCGATATTTGCAAGGATATCCTGGGAGCCTGGGGCGTCCCGCTATCCGCGTATTCCGGCCCGTCGATTACCCACGAGAAGACGCTCTACAAGAACAAGACGATCACGGCCATGCTGACGGAGACGCTGGACACAGCGAAGAAAAAGACCGGCAAGGTCGGCATGATCCGGGCCGTCAAAGGGAAATGCCAGATCATCACCCGAGGAGAGAACAGCGAAGTCTGGGACTTCACAGCGGAAACAAACCTCGTCTCGGCTACAGACAAGTACTCCATGACCGACCTCGTGACTCGCGTAATCCTCGTCGGTAAGGATGACGGGGACGGGCGGCCCAAGGTGGAGGCCACCGTCGACGGCAAGACGGAGTACGGGATCCTTCAGACAGTCAAGAGCATCGGCAGCACGAAGCTCGATGACGCGAAGAAGGAAGCGGAGGAGATGATCGAAGAAAAGGGGAAACCCAAGCGGACAATCACCTTTGTCACCCCCGACTTCCCAGCGATCAGAAAAGGCGACGTGATCCACGCCAGGACGGACAAGCTGAAGGGCTACTTTTACGTCAAGGGCGTGTCCCACAACGCCACATCGATGACCATGCAGATGGAGGTGGAGCCTTATGAGTAAGGGCGACAACTCGCCAGGATTGAGCAAGCTCGCCGGCGTACTCCGAGGGATGGCCGCCGGGCAGGTGCCCAAAGACCTGGCCCTCGACTTCGGTGAGATTCAAAAGGACGGGTCGCTGATTACGAACACCGTCTCCATCGCCATCCCCAAGGGCGACTACATCATCTGCAAACACGTCAGCGTTTCAAAGGGCGACCGGGTCCTCGTGGCCTGGGTCCAGAACGACGCGGTCATCATTGGCGAAATCTAAAGCTGCCCCAGCAGCAGCGGAATGAGGGAGGCGGCAGCACCGATGGAAGAACAACAAAGGCTCTACCCCGTTTTTGATATTCCCGACATAGACGAATCCGAAGTGGAACAGCAGCCCGTGATGAAAGCCGTTCCACTTTTCGATTATGAAGCCGGCGACTTCGTGCTGGACGGGCAAAACCGCGTCGTATATGTGGACGGACGCGACGGCTACATACTATGGGTTTTAAAGACTTTAAACACGCAGCTGGGCGCTTGCGATTCGTACCTCGGCTACGGCGTCGACTTCGAAGATGCCATGCAGCAGCCTGACCGGGAAACCGTACAGGCGACGCTTGAGAGATACATCACCGAGGCGCTCATGATCAACCCGGCGACGGAGAGCGTCGACGATTTCAACTTTACATGGGAGGCAAGCACTCTCTACTGCACGTTTATCGTAAAGCCATACAACCTGGAGGCTTTCGACATAAACATGAACCTTGTGGAGTAACGATAGAGGAGGCGAGACGAGAGCATGGAGATGGAGAACGAAAGCACCTACATCCCCCCGGAGATACTGGACGACATGGACGAAGACGTGATCCACGCCCGCATGATGGCAAACATCCCGGATAACATAGACAAAACCGAGGGCGGCTTTGTCTATGATTTCACGATGCCGACAGCCATCGAAAAGGCGGACCTTATGGTCCGGCTGAACGAGGCGATCATGCTCCTGTTCCCGGAATGGAGCAGCGGCGATTTCCTGGAGGCGCTCGGAGAGCTTGACGGCATCTCCAGACGCAGCGCCACCCATGCGGAGGCCGTCCTCACCGTACTCGGTACGGAAGGGACGATCATCCCCGTCGGCTTCGCCTTTTCCACTCCCGCGACAGCTATCGCGGAGAATATCGAGTTCACGGCCACCGAGGAGGTGACCATCGACGGAAGCGGCGAAGCGGAGGTCCCCGTGCGCTGTACCCAAGCGGGAACAGTGGGGAACGTTCCCTCCTACAGCATCACGCTCATGGTTTCGCCAATCGACGGCATCCTCGGCGTGACGAACGAGGAGGCAGCGGTCGGCGGTTCAGACGACGAAGACGACGACAGCCTCCGCGAAAGAATTATGGCCGTCGACCGCTCGAGCGAGCTGTCCTTCGTCGGCAACAACAGCGACTACATCCGCTGGGCGCAGGAAGTCGATGGCGTCGGCAGCGTCATCGTGATACCCGAGTGGGAGGGCGCTGGCACCGGCACCGTGAAGCTGATCGTGATGGACACCACGGGAGCCGCCGCTTCGCAGACGGTTCTGGACAACGTCTACAACCACATCATGTCCCCCGACAACCCCGCCGTCGCTTTGGCAAACGCGGAGGTGGCCCTCACCGTCGTGACGGCCACCGCGCTGAACATCACCATCACCGCGACGGTCGAGTTTGAAAACAGCGACGCAATAACAGCAGCGGTCAGCGAATTCTCCGACCGCCTCCGCTCGTATTTTGAAGCGGCAAAGCAGGACGGAGAAATCCGCATCACCCGGGTGGGCCGCGAGCTTTCGGAGACGACCGGCATCCTTGACTACAGCTTGCTGAAGATCAACGGAGGCGCGGGAAACGTCACCATCGACGCGGACCGTTACCCCGTCATCCAGACAATCACCCTCACGCCGGCTTCATAAGGTGGTGACAAATCCATGAGCGACACTTTGAGAGAGGAGATCATCACCAGCCCGGCAGCTGAACGATTCCTCACCCGAGTAACCCCCATCTACGACAACAGCCTGATCGGCCTTTATGTTTTCGAGGCGATGGGGAAAGAGTTCGACACCGTGAACCAGATCATCGACGAACTCCCGGCGCAGCTGAACCCCGACACCGCCACGTGGCTGCTCCCCCTCTGGGAGAGGCGCTACGGAATAACGACAGACACCACGCTGTCCCTTGAGGATCGCCGACGCAAGATCAGGCTGCGCAGGATTCGGAAGAAATACACCGGCGCGTTCAACACACACAAAGTGCAGCAGCTGGCAGAAAACCTGACGGGCATATCCGCCAGAGTGGCAAACCATATTTCTGCCTACACCTTCGCCGTCTACCTGGCAGCCATGACCACCGAGGAGGAGGAGCTGCGGAAGACGATCCAGCAGCTGAAGCCATCCCATTATTCCTTTGAGATTCGCTACGAGCAGTTTGTCCCGAGCGAAGTCGGAATCGGCGGCATCATTGCCCAGTACAAACACTTTGACCTTCCCCAGGTCAATTGATAAAGCAAAGCAGGAGGCAGCCCCCATGTTTGAGAGATTCTACGTTACTTCGAGGGGGAAAACCCTCGAAGCCAGGACCCACGCCGGCGAGAATATCAACTTCACCCGGATGCAGATCGGCAGCGGGTCGCTTCCCGAGGGACAGAGCATCGAAGCGCTTACGGCGCTGATCACCCCGATCAAGTACCTGCCCGTCAGCTCCGCGAAGTCGACCGGCAGCACCGCCATCATCCAGGGCCAGGTTACGAACATCGGCATCGCCTCGTCGTTCGCCTTCCGGGAGATCGGCCTGTTCGCATCCGACCCCATCGACGGCGAAATCCTGTACGCCTACGCGAACGCAGGAAACAACGCCGACTTGATCCCTGCATACTCGACGACCCCGGTCGAGTTCACCTTCAGCTTCAATGTTTCCTTCACGAACACCAGCAGCGTGACCGTCGTGATCGATTCCTCGCTGGCATTCCCCACCAAGGCGGAGATGACCGCCGCGCTGGCGCTGAAGTTGGACGCGGCAAACGTGTACAACGGACTGGATAAAACAGCGGCAGGGTACGCTCTGGACGCGCGGCAGGGCAAGGCATTGGAAGAAACTAAGGTGGCCAAGACTGGCGACACGATGACCGGCGTGCTGACATGCAAAACACCGCTTGACCTGACCAACCCGACCACCGGCTCACGCGAAGCGTTTCGTATGACCGACACGAACGGTACGAAAATCGGGTTTGTTCGCGCAGACCTCAACAGCGCAGGGCGCAATATGATACAGATGGCTGCGGTGCGAACCGTCAACGGAGAATCGGTATTTACCGCGATTCAGTGCGGCGTAAACCCTGATGGCACGAATTTTTACAATCTCACCAACCCTGACGTTTTCCGTACTGCAATAGGCGCTATCGGCTCACTGATTACAAACGGCAACCTCGATGACGTAAAATACCCGACTATGGGATATTCAAACGGTGCAACAGTGACAGGGTATACACTGAATGATGGGCACTTCTACGGCGGGTTTATCTGTCTCGCAAACGCTGTCGGTGACAGATGCACGCAGATACTACACGACGTTTTCAACAACGAGGTGTACATCCGCGCTTATGGCGGCACATCGTGGTCGGCGCTGAAGAAGGTCACAGCTACTGTGTAAGCGGATGGGGGGGCGATGAACAATGCTTGATACGATCATGACCCTGCACGGCGTCAACCTGCTGGGGCGGCTTCGGAGGCGAAGTCAGCGATCTGAGCGATGAGGTCGCGGACAAGTACGAAAAGCCCGCGACTGGCATCCCTGCGAGTGATCTGGCAACGGGGGTGATCCCGGAGGTGCCTGTGCAGGACGTACAGGTAAACGAGGCGAGTGTACTGGATGCGCAGGGCGCGGCGAATGTGCCGTTGGCAGGAACGGACAGTTTCGGTGTTGCCAAAGCAAATAGCACCAACGCCGTCGATTGTTGAATTTCCAGCACAAATAACCAGCACAAAGGATGTGATGATATGATTTACCGGATTAGCCACAACTACAAAAGGGAGGTGTTGACGTGGGCATTATAAGGGGAACGACTCCGGTCTGCATCCTGATACTGGACGGCTACGACCTGACCGGGAAGGAAGTGTTTGTCACCCTCGCTCAGGATGGGCAGAAAATAACGCTGCCCCGCGACCGACTGACCACCGAGGCGGACGAAAGCGGTTCCATTGTCGTTTTTTCGATGACCCAGGCAGAGACGCTCGGTTACAAAGTTGGCCGCGTGGAGGTACAGGTCAAATGCATCGACGCCGAGGGCAACGTGGACGGATCCGCGATAGGGTTCATGACCATCAGCAGGGCACTGCTGGAGGAGGAGATTCATGCAGAAGTTTAAGAATTGCACCGAGATAAATCTCGCTATGGAACGCGTGCGCGTAGTGAACGCGGTCAGCCCCACAGTGGACGCCGAGCGCGTGCAGGACGGCGTGGAGATCACCGTCCACGACCTGCGCGGCACCAGGAAGGTGGAGCTGCACGACGGGGGTAGGAACCGGAGGGTCACATCCTTGACCGCCACGACGCTGGCGACCGGGTACGTGGTCGATGCCGTGGGCATCCCCGTGTATCTTGAGGCCGACGACCTGGACGACTACGCGGACTATGGCCTGACGGACACGGGCTGGTACGTGTTCGCCCGTATCACTGCTCCGGAGGGCGTGACCGTGACCGCCGAGACGACGGTCACAGGCGCTGACGGCGCGATCATCGAGGCCGGCGCGGATCATGTGGACGTGGCCATCCGGTTCGGCGTGACGGCGGAGGCCAGGGTGGTGAACGTCAGCTGGGGCACAGAGGCGGAAGACGAGAGCTTCGTTTTCAAGGCCACAGACCTGTCCATCAACAACCTCGACTACCGGGTGACCTTCTACGTATACGAGGCGGCTCCCTTCGCCCAGTGGAGCTACGCGCTGACCACAGACACGACATTCTCCGAGGGGAAAAACTATTACACCGAGGCAGACGGCGTCTACACGCTGGCCGAGGTGCAGACCAAGGCCTACGCCCTCACGGCAGACACCACGTTCCAGCAGGGCAAAACCTACTATACCAAGGACGGCGACACCTACACCGCCGCCACAGTCACCGTGGGCGACCCGGTGACCCCGGAAACGTACTACGAGCAATCCACTGTGCCGGTGCCGGCATACTACGTGCAGACCGGAGAGGAAACCTACGAGCGCGCGACGGGCTCGTTCACGGACGGCGTGACGTACTACACGTATGACGGCACGACCTACACGGCGGCGGAGGTCACCACGGGCGCGGCGATCCCGGCGTACTACACCCACAGCAAGGTCACCCTCGCCGGGATGACGCCGAACATAACTTACAGGTTGAACGAGATCGTGGACTGCCCTATGGAGTTCATCCTGCCGGCCGTGGAAGACGAGACACATGGCTGCTGGTTTGAGATTCGCTGCCGCCACGCGGGGGAGTACAGCATGACGCCGGTTATGCCCTCAGACGACGTCAAACTCGCCACCGAACACACGCAGAAGGAAACCGCCGGATTCAATACGATCACGCTGCACTACAGCGTGATCGACGGCATCAAGCTATGGCGCTTTCTGAACACGCACTCGAGTATTCCGACGACGTAAGGAGGGCAAGAGAAAATGGCCGAACGGAACTATTACTATGAGCGCCTCAAAGAGGATTTCTCAATTGAGCACTGCCCGCAGGACGACAAGGACAAGAAGGTCACCGGCAAATTTGTCATTAACTTGCCCGCGTGGTTCGACGAGAATCCAGGCGAGCGCATCCGCCTGGGCTGGATCAAGCATATCACCCACGATCCACAGGAGGTTAAGTATGACCGACAGACTCAGTTTCTGGTCAAGTCGGTGCGGCAGATCGATGAGCACACCGTGGAGGATGTCTACAACGTGCTCACGAAGTCCGAGGAGCAGTTGGCTTTCGAGGAGATGCTCGCCGTCGCCTCCTGGGGTGATGAAGGCTTTTATTTCATGTGATAAAGGAGGATGAACACATGGAACGAGATATCAAGGTAATGGAGCGGATCCAGAGGGAGAAGCAGAAGGAAATCGAGGGCCAGGCGCTGCAGCCGCTGGACTCCGAGGGCCAGGCGCTCGCCGAGGGTAAGCGCTTCACGTTGGACGTGATCGACACGCCCGCGGATCCGCTGCGATAGGAGGTGGGCCGAATGTTTGACATCGTTCCTGTTACGTCCCCGCGCCCTACCGATTGCGGCGCGACGTGTCTGCTGATGCTGCTATCGTATTACGGCATCGAGGCAGACCTGGACGAGCTGGTGATCGAGTGCAAAACGAGGATTATCGGCTGCACCGGCAAAGATATCTGTGTGGCCGCGCGTGCCCACGGACTGACCGACATGGTTGCGTGGAAATCAGACGCCGAGGATGTGCTGTCCATCGATAGACCGGCCATCATCTGGTGGATGTACAATCACTGGGTGCTTTTCGGAGGAATCGACGAATCCGGACGGGTGGTAATCTATAATCCGGACAAGGGCCGCTATCGCATCAGCCCGGGCGTTTTCAAGAGCTTCTATACGGGCGTCGCGCTCTCGAACGGAATGCCAGAGGATATGGACACGATTCCGGAGTACGCGCCGTGAGGTACGACGGCGAGAACCTGGCAGACGTGCTGACCACCCACAGCGAATGGGTGGCCAGCGGCGGAGAATACGGCGAGAGGGCGGATTTTTCAGGTGCGGACTTGGCGTTTCTGAACCTGGCCGGGCTGTGCCTCTACGGCGCGGACATGAGGGGCGCGAACCTTTACAGCGCAGTGCTGTGCCACTCTGACCTGCGCAAGGCTGACCTGACCGGGGCCAACCTCCGGGAAACTTGCCTGGAGCACGCGCAGCTGCGCGGCGCGCTGGGCATCCCCTATATTCCGCTGCGGATTCCCGACACCGGCGCGTTTATCGCCTGGAAGCGGGTCAACCTCATGCCGAAGGTCTGCGAGTACGCGGATACCGCCCTGGCGATGCTGCTGATCCCCGAGGACGCCAGGCGCACGAGCAACCTTAACGGCGAATGCCGGGCCGACAAGGCCGTGGTGCTGGAAATCCAGGCCCTCGACGGGACGCCGCTCCCCGGCGCTGTCGCATGGTCCATCCGCGACAGGACGACCAAATACGTGCCGGGAGAAACCGTCGTCGCCGCGAACTACGACGATACGGAGCGCTACACCCCATGGACGCCGGGAATATATTTTTACCCCGACCGGGAGGAAGCAGTGCAATACCTGACCCGTGGGCGCGGGGAGGACGGCGGGATCCTTGAGTTCGACTGGTCCGGGATCGAAAAAGAGTTTCATAGGTTGAACAAAACAAAGGAAGTATGATATAACACGGAACTAAATGACCGCCTTCGGGCGGTTTTTTTGATGGGAGGACAGGACGCCATGATACGGGACATCATCGTCGGGGCCGTGATCGTCGGCCTCCTGGTGTACATCTGGGTGACCAAATAGGACCAACCAGCCGCCGCGTGGCGGCTATTTTCGTATAGCGGGCAAATCAACCGACGAAGGGAGAGGCATCAGCATGACACCCAATGAGTTTATACCCGAGGAGATCAACCCCGAGGAGATCGAGTTCGAGCCGGAGTACGAACCCGACACGCCCCAGCTGGACCAGGTCTTTGTGATCGACGGCAGGGGCAAGGCAATCGAGCTGGAGGTGGCCGACGATGATTAACACGATCAAGCACCAGGACACCGGGAAGTCCGTCGTGGCAGCAAAGCTGCTTACCGGCTACCTTTCCGTCAATTCCAAAGTTGCGAACCCCGAGAGCTTCATCCAGCAGCACCAGGAATTTGATGCTGGGTTTGTCGCTTACATCCTGGCATGGCAGAGCAACCGTGGCCTCGTTTCGGACGGCATCATCGGACCGGCGACGTGGACAGCGATCGCAAAGCAAGCCCCCACCGTTTCCACTTCGAAGAACCGCAAGAGCGGCATCGCGCTGGCCGTGCAGATTCTGATCGACGGCAACATCAACGCCGACGCCATCTACGGTCCCCGCACCAAGGCAGCCGTCGCGGCTTTCCAGTCCTACACCGGGCTGGCTGTGGACGGCATCTGCGGACCGAAGACCTGGAACGCGCTGATCACCGGAGGCAGCGCCGTGGAGATGACGCCCAGCACCGTCACCGTCGTAGACTCCGTCTGCGGCGAGTGCAAAATCTGGCTCCAGCCCGTCGATTACAAGCAGTACGACAGCCGCTGGGGAAGCAAGATGTACTCCAACCACGGGGACAAATCGCAGACGATGGCCAACAGCGCCTGTGGCCCCACGGCCATGGCCGACATCATCGCCACGATCAAGGACAAGTGCACGACCCCCTACGACCTCGCCATGCTCGCCATTGAGCTGGGCGACCGCACCTACAACAACGGTACGGCGTGGGAGTTTTTCATCCCGCACATCATGGAACATTTCGGCTTCACCAAGGCGATCAAGACAGCGACCCTCGCCGGCCTCAAGGCCTGCCTGGACGCGGGCGGGTATGTCGTGTGCAGCATGGGACCCGGCTACTGGACCAAGGGCGGGCACTTCATCTGCGCCTGGAAGTACGACAAGACCTACGTCTACGCAAACGACCCGGCCAGCGCGAAGCGGACGAAGCAGGAAATCACGCAGTTCATGCAAGAGAGGAAGCAGTTCTTCTGCTTCTACCCCGAGGCGACAAAGTCGTCGATTTCGACGGGGTACGAGGCACTCGCTCCCGAGAAGCCCGCCAGCACCGATACCGATGCCACAGTCCCGGCTGCGAAGGGAACCGAGATCATCGACATCAGCAAGTGGCAGGGCAACATCGACTTCGACAAGCTGCAGAAGAAGGTCGCCCTCGTGATTGCCCGCGCCGGCGTCGGCTCGGACCCCGACGTGCGCTTCGAGGAGTACGCCAAGGCGATGAACGACCGCGGGATCCCGTTCGGCGTCTATTGCTACAGCTATGCCGGCACTGAGGCAAAAGCATGTGACGAAGCGCAGAAGATCGTCGCTCGAGCCGCGAAGTTTAAACCCCTCTTCTACGTCATGGACGCGGAGGAGGAGAAGATCACCACAGCGGCCATCCGCGCCTTTGCCGACGAACTGCGGAAGCAGGGCGCGGCGAGGACCGGCTGCTACGTGGCCCACCACCGCTACGGCCAGTACAAGTTCGACACCGTCCGCGACCTGTTCGACTTCGTCTGGATCCCCAGGTACGGGAAGAACGACGGAACCATCGACGGCGCGACGAAGCCCAGCTACAAGTGCGATATCTGGCAGTTCACCAGCACCGGGAAGGTTGACGGCATCAGCGGCAACGTGGATAAGAACGTCATCACCGGCCAGGGCAAGACGCTGGAATGGCTGCTCGGAGGTGATGCGTGATGGAGCAAGTCCTCCGCTGGGCCGCCGACCATTGGGGCGGAATCGCCCTCGCGCTTTCCTTCTTCATCGACTGGAACCCCAAGGTCAAGTGGAACCCGTGGAAAACCATTCTGAAAGCGATCGGGAAGCTGATCACCGGCGAGCTGCAGAAGGACCTCGCCGCCTTCAAAGCCGACACCCGAGGCGACATCGCGGAGCTGAAGCACATGGTCGAGGACCAACAGGGAGCCATCGATTCCAACGAAAAGGACAGGATCAGGTGGGAGGTCCTCGACTTCGCCAACAGCTGCAGGAACAAACACCGACACAGCAAGGACGAGTTCGAACACATTGTGGCCCTCAACACGAAGTACGAGAAGCTGCTGGAAAAGACCGGCGAGAAGAACGGCGTCTTTGAAGCTGAGTTCAATTACATAAAGGAACTCTACGAGGAGAGGCTGAGAAAAAACGACTTCCTGGGGATGCCCGGCGACGACGATGACGACGACGAACCCCAGGACCGCTACAGGCACTAACTCGTGGCTTATCTCTCGAATTCAAAGGATAATCACGAGATAGACACAAGCAAGGAAAGGAGAGAGAACCCATGCGCTACGATTTCAAGGAATGGATCAAGGCCGCGGGCATCCGTGCGCTGAAGACCGTCGCCCAGACCGCCATCGCAACGATCGGCACCAGCGCCGTGATCAGCGAGGTCAACTGGATCGCCGTCGCCTCTGCGTCGGCCCTGGCGGGCATCCTGTCGCTGCTGACCAGCATCGGCGGCCTCCCGGAGCTGGACAAGTAGAAAACGACCCACAGGCGATTTTAACAAGTTTAAACACCATATACAGAGGACACACCGCCTCGTTGCCACGCGCAGCGAGGCGGCTTTTTTAATTGAGTCATTTCCTTTAAATCTGCCAAATCCCCTGATCTTACTATTGCTTTTACGTCTATAAAGTAGTATAATGTATATACAAACAAGAGAGGAGCGACCCACGATGACGAACACCGAGAAGCTGGCCCGGACCTACCGGCTGCAGAACCCCACCACCCCCGAGAACCTGGAAAGCCGCTTCTCCGGGATCGACGGAAAGACCCTCACCTTCGGCGACAGGATTCTGGTCGCCGGGTACTACTACAACGGGAGGAACAAGCCCAGCTACTACGCGGCGGTTTACACCTTCCTGGACGACGACCACGACTGCGAGAGCTTCGTCGAGCTGACCACCGTCAGCGAGGTCGAGTTCGAGGACGACGGCCACGCGATCGCCTGGGCGCTGGCCCAGCACTAAAGAGAGAGGAGAGAAAACACGATGAAGCCGAACGTCGAACTAAAGATCATCCGCTACAAGATCATCGAAATGCACCGGGAATACACCCGAGCTTGCATGTACGAGGAAGCCCGCCTGCTGCTGGTCCTCCTCCGGCGCGAACGCCTGTCACTGGGCCTCGGCGACTCGGCAAACACAGTCGAGCGCCTTCTGGAAAACGTGGGCTTAAAGCCGACCTACAGCAGGAACTATAACGTGTGCAGATTCTACCTGCCGAGAGTGGCGTAACATCATCAAGCGCGACCGACTTCCCGCCCCGGAGGTCACGAAGGCAGAGAGGAGAAAAACGATGAAGGAATACAGAGTCAGGCAGCTGATCACAGACGGCCCGCATAAGGGAGAGTGGGGAGCGGCGATTCACCCGAACGCAGGCAGGGTAATTCAACCGTTCCACGAGCTGGAGGACGCACAAAACTGGATCGCAGCACAGCCCGACTGGTACGCAGCATATAACAAGCGCTGGCCCGCCGAGTTCCGCAAGAAGGTGCCAACGTATAGGATAGAAGCCCGAGAGGTCACGCCCTGGGAGACTGTGGAACAGTAAACAACGGACAGGCCAGCCCGGAGCCTCCAATCCGGGCAGAAAGGAGCAGATCATGGAGAATACCACAAACACCAACAAGAAGGTTACTTACACACGCAACGAGGCAGCGAAAGCATTGAACGTCTCGCTCCCCACCCTTGACGCCTGGATGCGTCGCGCCGACAACCCGCTTCCTCATTTCCGTGCGGGCCGGAAGGTTTTGATTCCGACCGAGGGGCTGATGCGCTGGACCGAGGAAGAAGCCACCCGGCAGACAGGGCTGGCAATGGCGAGGAGAAGACAGTGATGACCAAGAGCCAGGAGAGGACGGTCGCATAAACAACCCGGACCACACACCGGGCTGGAATATACACAGAGGAGGATCACACACAATGTTCGAGATCGCATGGCAGGAAATCACGACACGGGGAGCTTTCAAGACGAAGCGAAAGAGCTTCAAGACCGCGGAGGCGCGGGCGAAGTTCATCGACAAGCTGCAGGACCGGGACGGCTTCTGGCAGATCCTCGCCTACGGCGACTGAGTGGAGGAGAGCAGCCATGACCACCACCGACAAGCTCAAGCTGATGCGGGAGATCACGGCCCGCAACGATGAGAGGTGCAAGGCATACGCCGACACCCACCGGGCAGCATGACCGACAGGCCGCCGGACTTTACACACCCGGCGGCCATTTGACACGCCGACGCGAAAGAAGTATAATATAATCCGATAGGAGGCGCAGCACAGCATGGGAATGATCACGCTCAAGGAATACGCGGAGCGGCTGGGGAAGAACCCAGCCGTTGCAAGGCAAAAGGCCCAGCGCGGGACCTTCCAGACCGCCAGGAAGATCGGGCGGGATTGGTTCATCGACGAAGACGAACCCTACGAGGACGCCCGCATCAAGACCGGCGACTACATCGGCTTCAAGTACGGATACCAGTATCACAAGCAGCGCAAGGCCATCAAGGAAGCCCGCCTGGCCGCGGAGGCGGCAGCAGCAGCGGAGGCAGCGGCCCAGAAGCAGGAAACCTCCGACGCCGACACCCAGCAGCCCGAGGAGGAGACGTCCCAAGCCCCGGCAGAATAGACCCATCGGTCACACCTTCCACCCGCTCCCGCGGGTGTTTTTTTGTTTATGTCGTTTGTATGAAATCTGCCAATGTGCCTGATTTTACTATTGCATTTGCGTCTGTAAAGTAGTATAATATACACAAACAGAGAGGAGCGAAACACCATGAAGATCAGCGTCAAGGAAGCCATGAAGGAAAACGGGAAGCAGCTGGAGAGCCTCCCGGTCGGCACCAGGATCACCGGCGTCCACTACAAGCGCAGCGGCCTGGAGGTCATCATCGAGAAGCGCAGCGGCTATCGGACTGGATGGGACATCAGCGGTACGGTCGGCAGGGTAGCATTTGAAGACTGGGCGGTCGCCGGCTACGCAGACCCCTACATCAAAAGCACCCTCCGGGACGTATTGAACGGCACGAGCAAATATTACAACCTTGGCGAAGCCGAGGCGATCTGAGAGAGAGGAGAGACGCAGAGATGAAGGACATCCACGAATTCAAGCACGGCTGGTACGGCAGACTGGAAGACCTGACCGAGGAGCTGGAAGAAAACGGATACCAGGTCGAAGAAGCCAACAACGAGTACGTGACAGTTTACGCTGGGGAGAACACCGAGGACAAGGACATCTACCACACCCTCCGGCTCGGCGGCACCGAGCGGACGATCACGGTCGACAGGATCGACACCGAGACGGTCTGAGACAGGCCATAGAGAGAGGAGAGACGCCACCATGAAGGAATACACGCTCAAGCCTTGCGAGGAGCAGCTGCACAGCGCGATCGACAAAAACGACCCGGCAGCCCAGCACACCGCCGTCGAGTACGAGTTCCCCTTCGAGTTCAGCCCGAGAGCGAAGATGGCGCTCGACTATTTCGAGGTCGGCACCGAGTACAGCACAGCCCTCCTGTTCGGCTACAAGGGGAGATTCGTGGTGACCGACGAGAGCTGCTGGCTGACGGCCCACGGAGACGGCACCCCCGGCAACGCGATGGGCTTTCCCCGCTTTGAATGCGGCAGCATGGAGGAGCTGGAGGAGTGGCTGGAGATCATAGCAAACGAACTCGAGGACGAAGGGGAATGGGAGCAGGAATAAACGAAAGCAGCAAAGACGAAGCCGCCTACGTCGCAAGGACGCGGGCGGCTTCTCCACACAGCTGGAATCACAAGGATCCTATCACACGCACACATTCTATCACAAACCCCGAGGAGCTGTCAAGCCCCAGACGCGTGGTCAAACTGACCACGTCCCACATGTCGCAGCGGTTCCCCATGTGCGCTATATGCACTTTGAGGGGAGGCAAAACGCATATAGTGCAAGGGCAAAAAGACAGAGAAAAGCCCGTCGTTGTGGCCTTTCACCATAACGACGGGCTTTCTTT